CCGACTCGTTAGACGGCAGCGAAAGGACCAACCAATGAACTGGGTAGAGGGGTTGTTTACTGGAGCCTTAGTGATAGGGTTAGGGGTGGTAGTACTCTGGCCGAGAGCTAAAGCGAGTGAAATATGGGAATGTGTAGCAACCGACGCCAGCCGGCCGAAGCTGCTACGGTTTGACCGTTTAGCAGAGGATACAGAAGTAGAAGACGGCTTTATAACGTTTCGGGACCAGCTAACGGGAAGGCCATTTGCGCTATTCAGCGGACAGGTTAGCTATCTGTGTACGGCGACGGGAAGGGAAGTGGTGGAGGTGAGATGACGGCGGAAGAGATGACAGAGCTGGAGAAGCTCGCGCGAGCTGCGACGCCGGGGCCGTGGTCTTGGGAGGCGCGCGAGGAGAACGGCGTCAAGTACCAGCACGTGCTCGCGGTGGGCTTCGAGAATCCATCAATCGGTCGAGGCATCGCGAACACGTACCACGCCGAAGGCGCCTATTTCCCGCCTGGCCCGTTCGCGCCCGAGGGCCACCTCATGGCGCCGCGCGACGGCAACACGGCCGACGCCGCCTACATCGCCGCGTTCTCCCCGGCCGTGGCGCTCGCGCTGATTGCAGAGTTCAAGGTGGCCCGGGAGGATCAGGCGCGGCTGGATTGGCTAGAGAAGGACGGCCAGTGCATCCCCGCGCAGTTAGCCGAGGCGTTACGTGGCAATCGTGAAACCACAGTAGATACACCGTACCCGCTGCGCGCAGCCATCGACACCGCGCGCCAGGCGAAGAAGGAGGACAAGTAGATGGCGACAGACGAGGAGCTGCGGGGGATTTTGGCGAGGGTGCGCAGACGCACCGACCATCGGCTGGAGCTTGGGTTGGATAAGACGATCGACCTCGAAGACGACCTCGCACTCTGCGAAGCAGCCGAGCAGCTCGCCACGGTGCGGGGGCAGCGGGATGCCCTGCGGCGGATGATTGTGGCCGAGCGGGACCGCGCTGCGAGCGCGGTGCTCGCCCTGCAGCGCGAGCGGGATGCGGCGGTGGTGTCCGGCGATCTTTGGTCGGTGACCGCGAATGAGTACAGCGCCAAGCTGGATGCAGCCCTGATCGACCGCGACGCCCTCCGCGCCCAGCTCGAGGCGGCGAGGGGGGAGCGGGATACAGCGAGGGAGGAGCGGGACCTCCGGAAAGCCGCGATTGCCGCCCGCGCCGCACGGGAGGGCAAGTCGTGAGCGAGACAGAGAGCGAGGCGGAGAAGGCGGCGAAGTATCTGCGCAACCAGGCCGCGGAGGCATCCGACGCCTGCAGGCGCGGTGCTGTGGACATACCGAGCATTGCAATTTACGAGGTCGGCGCCGAACTCGTCCGCGTACTCGGGCGACTGACCAATGAGGTATCCGAGGTAAGGAGGCTGCTGGGGATACAGAGGTTCGAGATGCCCCTGTGCGCCCATGATTTCGAGCAACTGACTGGAGTTGCGCACTGCCGGAAGTGCGGGGTGTGCGCATGACGACGGACGCGCAGCCCTGCCGCTGGTGGCACCGCTGGGGACGATGGACTTACGAGCGCACAGAGGCAGGCGTCTGGCGCGTGTGGACGTGCGTCCGCTGCCCGACGGAGCTGCGCTGGCTGCAGTGGCCCGCAGAGGAGGTGGTGCGGTGGTGACGGACGCGCAGCCGCCCGCGGTGGAGCGCATCGCCATCGTCTGTGATGGCGAGCGGTGGCACGTGCGGCGAATCGCGCTGGTCGAGAACGACTGGCAGCGGGGCCACAAGGTCTATCGCTGCGACATGCCGATCAGCAGCGATCACCGCACGCTTGCAGAGGTGCCGCAGGTAGCGGCGCTGCTCGCGGCGCGCGGACAAGCGAAGCCGGACGCGGTGGAGGGGTCAGACACAGTGCCCGAGATCGAGGTGCTGATCTTCAACGCCGTGCGGGAGATGGAGGAGAGCATCCAGGGCACGCTGACCGGCATCGAGTGGCGCAGGCGTATGGAGACGCGGGCCCGCGTCCTGGTGCGCGACGTCTCCGCGCTGGTTCGCATAGCCGCGCTGGTTGAAGGAGAGGCGATCGCTCGTGACGTGGGCGTCAGCTATGGCCCGTGGCATATCGCAGCCGAGGCTGCTGCGCATGAGATCGCGCGGAAGCTCCGCACCCTCGCCTCCGCGCCCGCTGAGGCGGAGCCGACGTGAGCACGCTACGCCCGCGGTTTCACCTGCACTTCCCGCTGTCGGGTGGCGGCTATGTCGACGTCGTGATCGAGTCGATCGACCGCTCGACTTGCCGAGAGGACATCGCACTCGCGCTGCAGGTGCTGGGGCTCGCGGCCGAGGATCTTCCGAGTCGCGCCGCCCGCGCGATGGAGGCCGAGGACATCGGCGCGGAGCCGACCCCGTGACCCTCGAACTACAGCCGATCTTCCAGGACGAGGCGTTCGCCTGGATCTCCGAGCATCACCGCCACCATGAGCCCCCGCGCGGCTGGCTCTTCGGCATCGCGTGCAACGACGGCGCGCGCATCGTCGGGGTCGCGGTGATCGGGCGCCCGACCGCGGGCCGCCTGCAGGACGGCTGGACGGCCGAGGTGACGCGCTGCTGCACCGACGGAACGCCACACGTGGCGTCGAAGCTCTACGCCGCCGCGTGTCGCGCGACGCGGGCGATGGGCTACCGCCGGCTCATCACCTACACGCTGGCAACGGAGCGCGGCACGTCGCTGCGCGCCGCAGGCTGGCGAGAGCTGTACAACACGAAGGGCGGTAGCTGGAACCGTCGCTGGCGTCCGCGGGTAGACAAGCACCCGACCGGCCAAAAGACGCTCTGGGAGTGCCCCGTATGACGGACGCGCAGCCGGACGCGGTGGAGAGGGTGTTGGAGGAAATCGAGGAGTTCCTCACCTACGGGACCGAAGACTTTCCTGAGGCGCGCGCCATCCTCACCCGTTTCGCCACGGAGGTGAGAAGGGCTGCGCTGGAGGAAGCCGCGACGATGCTCGAGCGGCGGGAGTCGTGGGTAGGGGCCGAGTACGGGGGAGCAGCGGATAAGGTTCGTGAACTCGCCGGGGAGTGATAGATGGTAAGTAGGTATAACTGGCCAATAGACCGAAGGGAGCGCTTGTTGCTAATTGTGGCGAACCTGCGGATTCGGGTACCAGTAAGCAGCGGAAAGGGTAAGAGGAAGGGGAAGGCGAATAAGGTAGAGATAGAAGACGAAGAGGAGAACGAAACCGAAATAGGTAACAACGGCAGCGAACCTAGGTAAGAGATAAACTTCTATGCAAACCCTAAAAAGCATTCTAAATAAACGAGTCGGCGATAGCGGCGGAACCGAAATCGGCTGGAGCAGCCTCTCAGCATTTCATGCATGTGAAAAGCGTTGGGCTCTCGGCGAGCTACTGCCCCATCCAAAGGGGGGTTTTGGTATCGGCGCTCGGATGGCGCATCCGTTGTTTGTCGGGCAGCGAATCCACGATGCCATGAAGGCGTGGTACTTGAGTGACCCTACTAGTATGGCGGATTGGGACGGTTCTCCAGTCACCCGCCGTTATAGTGCCGAAGCGGGGATGGAAGCGCTGAGGGAAGGGGGGAAACGGGACAAGGCAGCCGTAGAGAACGACGAAGACTGGGCGAAGTGGAGCGCTGAGGCCGAGCAGCTTTGGCGCCGTTACAGTGCCGAGACCGGCGCGAGTGGGCCCGACCCCGAAACGAATTACTTTGTCGTCGCCCACGACAACGAAGGGCCGATGGTAGAGCGGTTTTTCGCCGTCCCCCTCGGCTACCAGGATTACTACATGACGACCCGACTTGACACGGTGGGGTGGGCAGTGGATGATCTACCTACCAGTAAGAACCCGGGAACCATCGTGATCCCTGAGCATAAGACCTGTGATGTTTCGTTCCGAGCCGCGACGTTAGCCGACTACGGGCTCTCCGGGCAGGTGTCGTGCGAAGCGTTGGCGGTGAAGGAGTGTCTTGGCTTTTTGGGGCATGTTTATCCGGTGATTAATCTGATACAGAAACGTTCGAAAGGGGAAAAGACACTCCTCTCTGAACGAGGCCGAACCGGCGAGCTATGCCGAATTTGGGAGCCAGTAGACCGCTCAGAAAGAGACCTACTAAAGTTCAAGATCGATATGGTACGCCGGTTGAAGCGGATGAACAGTTTAGTAGAAGAGTATAAAGAGCATGTGAAGCTAGGGGTCGACCCGTTAGATGCGATCGAGCTAGTTTTCGACGGCCACCCTGAGAGAATGACTTGTGCTGGGCAGGGGTTTCGGTGTGGGATGTATGACCTGTGTAGGAACCGGCAGAATGCGAAGGCGCTTTTGCTCTCAACAACGCCGAGGTTCGCTGCCGAAGCAGACCGAACGCTAGCGCAAGAGCAGCTGGAGGGGGTGTTGTGATAACGGTGACTAAGCCAACCGGCGAGCAATGCGAGGAGAATGCTAAAATAGACATGGGTTTTGGTGGACTTTTTGGATTTGCGTTCTTCCACCCTCAGTGGGGAGGCTATACAGGACACGGAATCCTTATCCCTCTAGGGGGCCCTGGTAGCTGTTTCGATGTGTACGTTTGGCATGATGGAGAGTTTCCTTTAGACAGCCCTAAACTATACCACTACTGCGCTTCGATACAGCTACGGGACATGGCAGACTTCGCCGATAGGGTGGCAGCGATGAACAGCCAAACGGAACCTTCCAAATGACCACCCTTCAAACGCCAAAGGCCCTTGCAACAGCGGCGCCGGCAGCAGTCTCACTCGCTGCCAGGGCGGCGGCGCTAGGTTTCGCTGATAGCCACGGCGACGAAGCCCGCCTGGAGCTAGCGCTGGGTCTCTGGGGCGCGGGGCTGAGTGGGAAGACCACCCATGCAGCGAGCTTCCCCGACCCGGTGTTCTTCAACTTTGATCCGACTACAGCAAGTATAACGAGGCAAAAGCAGCGGTTCCCTTTTATTCAGGTTCGCTCGCTCGAGCAGATGCGGCAGCTTGCGAAAGCCGCTGCGGCGAAAGAGCTAACCGCGCTAGTTCGGACCTTGCCAGGATTCGCGGAATATACAGTTAGAACCATTGTAACCGATAGCTCAACATTCCAAGCAAGTCTAATCGAAGAGCATCTCGACACGATGACCTTTACGACGGCTCGGGGCTCCGACGACGGCCGAGCGAGGTATCAGGCGAAGTTAGTGTTCTTGAATGAATACTATCGGTTGATGAAACATGCGAGGGAATTTGAAAAGGGCAAAGAGCAATATATGCATGTAGTCACCATTCACGAGAAGGTGACTGTGAATGAGAAGGGAGAAATTACCGGGATCAAAGCCGATATCACAGGCGATTATAATAGGTTGATCTTCCAACAGAATGACGTGAACCTATTCTGCTCTCTCGACTCGGACGAAGTACCGGGTGACAAGGCCGGGAAGATCGTTGCGGGGAGCCGGAAAGCGATAGTTCGTTCGGTTCCTCATACCAAGTTTCATGGTGTCGTAGCCGACCGCGTTGGAGGGCTCGGCCGGTATAAGAAGCTGCCCCCGTTTGTGTATCCACCGAGTAATGATCAGGGGGGACTTTGGGGACTGGTAGAGAAGAGCTGGTTGGGCGAGAAGTAGAACAGTAGAAACGGAGTCAACGCAACATGGCACTAAGCAGGCGTCGAAACGAAATAGAACAAACGGAACAAACCGAAACAACAGGAGCTTTGGTCACAATGGAGCAGCAGTCGACTGTCGAAACCGAAACAACCAATGGAATGTTGACGGGAGAGGACGTTCTCCCGCTTGAAATTGCAGAAACCGACACCCAGGTAAAGCTGTTCAACCATAGGGGTGTCCGAGCGGTTCTGGCGAACCCAACGGTAGAGAAGGCTCAGCCCGCAACGGCGGAACGAAAAGCCGACTGGTGGTACCGAGAAGGGAAGGACACCTACGCGCTGCAGTGTTCGTTCATGTTCCGGGCAGACCAGCCCGACCACCCCGATCTGGTCGACTTCAAGGGGACCCGGATTAGTTTTGTGCGGTTCATCATCGCGCAGGGCCAGCGGGGCCAGCAGAACTATCTGGATATCTGTAAAGCGTATGGCCTGAATCCGAGGAGCCCGGATCTTCGAGCGATCACCGACGTTCCAGTGATCATCAGTGTCAAGAGCCGCCTGGGGAAGCCAGGGACGCCAGCAGAAGGTCAAGTGTTCCACGACGTGAATAAGGTCATTCGGGATGTGGACTTCGAGCAGGCCCACGCATGACGGTAGAAGGGGCGAAACTAACAAGCGCAACGAACCCAACGCTAGGGCTTCGATGGACCCCGATTGCTTCGATGCGGGAGTTTCTCGGAACCTCACCTACCCTACCGGCTGCTGAAGTTCTCGACTGCTGGGCGACGGCTTGCAAAGTACTGTTCGAAACCCGCCAGCCCCAGCTAAAGGGGCAAGTCTGGGACGATATCTGGGAGTCGGTTCCCTTCGGCGGGAATTTACTCTGGGTCGTCTCGGCTAAGCCAGCCACCCAAGTAGGGCTAATCGCAATCCCCCAAGCAGCCCAGCTTACCCAAGAAGAGGGCTGGGTTCTCTCGGTCGGGTGGGGGGTTTGTGAACGGGAGCCCCACAGTGGGCGCTGCTCGCCCTTTGAAAGCCCTCTGGACCTGGTAGGGCAGCGGATCTTCTGGAGCCGCTTTGCCGGCGTAGACCTCGGCGTGAACGCCTACGGGGCGCCGATGCTGGACGAGACAGGGGAGCCGGTCCCTGAGAGAAACCGCCCTAAGTTCTATGGGAACCGCAGCCAGTACTCCCAGCTTCGAGTGGGGGATGTTTTCGGGTTTTCGCTGAAAACGGGCGGGAGCATTCTTTGATGGACTGGGAACCGTACGAAGGGGTGGTAGGCAGGGGTTGCCAAGTGGTGGCTTTGCTAAGCGGTGGCTGCCCCTTCGTACGGTTCCATTTTGGAGAGAGCGCTTTATGAAACCGATCCCCCGAGTGGTAAGGATGGCTCCGATTCGGGCCAAGTATAAAAGGGGCCCAAACCGCTACTTTACCGATGATGAAGTAAGAGAGATCCGAAAGCGCTTGAAGCGAGAGCCTGGAGCGAAACTAGCCCGCGAATACGGCGTTTCGCTAAGAACGATGTACGATTTGAAACACAGAGCGAGCTACCGAGATGTAGTGTAGGCAGCGAGGTAGCCGTCCGGGAGGGGACGCCCGATGCGGCAGACATTGACACTGTTTGAGGTTCTCCAGCTACTGGGCTGGAGCCACTCGAAGTTCCACAGGCGTAGGCGGCTGGGGCGATTACCGTTCCAGCCGCTTTTACGTGAACCGGGCGAACATTATGAGTTTGCCCGACTCGACATCGAAACGTATCTAGGGCATGGAATTGACGTAGAAGCGATGGATAGCGAGGGGATTACGCCGGTGGAAGAGCCAGAGCAGCCGGTCGAACCAGTCGCGGTGACCTATGGCCGGTAGGCCGGGAAGTTGCACGGCGTGTCCGGGATTTTCGACGAGCTACTCGTTTGTTCCGTTTGAGGGGCCAGCGAGCGCGAGAGTACTGGTTGTTGGTCAGGGCCCCGGCGAAGTAGAGGCGGCCCTTGGAAGCCCGTTTATTGGGCCGAGCGGGCAGCTTTTCGACAAGTGGTTGAAGTTGGCAGGGCTGGACAGAGGGCAGATCCGTGTAGGGAACTGTGTTCTCTGCTGGATGCCGAAACAGGTTGTCCCGCCGAAAGGGAACCGCCCTCCGAAACAAAAAGAGATCACCTACTGTAAAGAGGCTCATTGGAGCGGCGAAGTAGCCGGCCATCAAGTAATTGTCCCGATTGGCGTTCCAGCAATGAAGCAGTTCTACGGGCCGAGCGCGAGTGAGCGAACCGCCGGCCAGATACTGCGGCATAGTAGCGGCGCTTGGCTAGTCGGCTTGCTTCATCCGTCGTTTATTATTCAGGGTGCCTGGGGGATGGAGGGGGCGCAGGTACAGAGCCTGATCCGAATAAGGCGACTGCTAGAGGGCTGGCAGCCACCCGTGTATGACTTTGATCGGCCGCCGCCGGGGGCGAATATTTTTCCAACGCTAGCTGAAATGGAGCAGTGGGAGGCTGCCCTCGCGCCGGGGGAGCCAGTAGCAGTAGACGTAGAAAACGCAGGGTGGGTAGTTCGGCTGGTTGGGCTAACGGCGGTCGAGTCGCTCCGGCATATTGGGGTTCATTTTAGGCAAAAAGGGGGCGCTCCATGGGTTCATTGTCCCGACTGTGGCGGGGTAAGGGACGACTGTTTAGCTGGAACAGGGCAAGCAGGGTTAGCGAAGCTTCATGCGGTAGATGAGTTTGATGCGGTGGTCGGGTGGCTATTCGACTTTCTAGCAAGCGGAACCCCGCTGATTATGCATAACGGTTTCCATGATATCGAGATGTTAGAAGAGGTCGGGTTTGAGATAACTAACTACTACGCCGATACGATCTTTATGGCACATTTGGCAATGCCAGAAGCAAGAAAGCGCCTAGAGCATGTTGCCTGCGTGACAAGTGGAATAGCTGGTTGGAAGAGTCGGCTGGAAGAGTCAGTCGGACATTGGAAGTAGAAGAAGGGAGAGTCACTTGGTGCAGAAAAGTGTTGCCATCGTTTGTAGTGTCTTGTTAGCGGTAACCAGCTTTTTCATCGGCTACTGGACCCGCCACCAGCAGACCCCGGTTTTGCTCTCGGGGACAGTAGGCGAATACGAATGTGTGTGGAGTACAAAAGGGCCAAACTTTAGCTGCCGCTACACCGGCACCCACCAGCATGATGGGGGGCCGCCGCATGTGCATGGGCCGGGGCCGGGCGGGGCGGGAACGGCCCCTGGAGCCCCCGGAGCCCCTGCTCCTACCGCTCCGGCCCCAGCCACCCCTTGATCGACGAAAGCGACACGGAGAGCGATGAAATGCCGCCACAGCTCGCTTGGTGGAGCGTCTCGAAAAAGTGCGCCCTCTGCGGAACTGGAACGCTACTGGTAAAGCAGCGAAGGGACGGAACGAGTAAGTTTGTGGGTTGCTCAAACTATCCGCAGTGTGGGTATACGCGAAACTTTATCCAACCAAACCAAGAGCAACAGCTCTCGCTAATGGCGTCGTTGGAAGAAGAGAGAGATTCGCTCCGCCGCGAAGTGGAGGCGCTACGGGCGAGAGCTGGAGGGCTGGAGCCAGGGCTGGATACTCCAGTAGCTGTACTCCGGCGCCGCCTGTTGCAGCTAGCGAAACAGTTTCACCCCGACGTAAACAAAAAGGGCTTAGACCCTACCGAGGTAACGCGTGAGCTACTAAGGCTGAGAGAAGATGTCGAAAAGGCGAGCGGCACCGAGAGAGGCGAGAGAGGCGAGAGAGGGAATAACAATGGAAACTAAAAGGAGTCACCCTTGAACGAGAAGCCCTTGAACGGGAAGAGTAGCCTACCTGCCCTGGCAGCCCTGGACCAGCTCGAGCGGGTAGAGCAGCAGAGAGAACAGCTTGCCCGCTGTACAGACGTAACGGTAGTTCTGGACAGTAGCGGCTCAATGGCAACCCACCGAGAAGCCACAATCGACGGCTTCAACGGGTATATAAAGGCGCTGCGGGCCGAAGTTCCCGGCGCTCGCCTTTCGCTGATGCCATTCGACAGTGACGAGCGCGGAACCCCCCGGCTAGCGTTCCGCTACTCGGACAAACCAATCGACAGTGTTCCTCTACTCAGCCGTCAGAGCTACGTCCCCGATGGAGGAACGCCGCTCTACGACGCGGTTGGGCGAGCGATCGAAACAGCCGAAGAGCGGAACGACCGACCGGGTACCCGCGCTCGAGTGATTATCGTGGTTCAAACCGACGGCCACGAAGGCGGCTCCGAGCGGTATACACAGAGCGCGCTACAGAGACGGATTGCCGAAAAGCAAGCGGCGGGCTGGCTTTTCGTGTTCCTCGGGGCCGGAATCGACGCGATAAGGGGCGGCGGCGCATTAGGGATTCTCCCAGCTCACTCGCTTACCTACAGTGGCCGGAAGAGCAACGAAGCGTTTACTGCGCTGTCTGCCGTTACGAAGGGCTACGCGAGCGTGGGAGATGCGAAACGAGTCGGGTTCTCGGCAGAGCAGCGAGCCGCCAGTATCGGGCAGCTAGGGAGCGGAACCCGTTCTAGCAGCGGAACCCGTTCTTGAACGTGCTAGAGATTGATCCTAGTGACCTGGTAGCTCCGAGTATTCAGTTAGAGAACACCGCTACCAGCCATAAGTGGCTGCAGTACTCAGCGGAAGCGATAGGTGTCTATAACGCCTACGACTGCTTAGCTACTGCTCTCGCGTACCGAGGACTCCAACCACTGCTCGATCGAGCTGGTAATCGAGCTTACTACAATCGCTGGTTTTCTCGTGTCGTCCCCGCGGCTCTCAATATCCAGCGGCGAGGGTTCGGGCACCTGGACCGTGGACGTTTGGCCGCCTACAAAGAGAAACTCAACAAAGACCTAGAGGAACTTGATGGGGGGCTACTTGCTCGCGCGGTTCATCTGGGCAGCTTGGTGGAAGCTGCGGAGGAGTGGCGCCGGAACGACGCTGCACTCGATTTGGAAGTGGCCCGGGCGAAAAATGCGGCAAAGAAGAATCCGTTCCCGGAGAGCGAAGTGGTGGGTACACGGGGAAAGCGTAGAGAGATTGGGTTCCGGGCAAGGGTCAAAGAGGCCGAAGAGGCGCGGCGGACGTTCCTGAACAGCCGAGGGGAAACGGGGCAGCTAGCAAAGTGGCTGTTCGACACAATCGGGTTCAAGGCAGCGCCGAAAACCGACAAGCGGCCAGCCCGTTCGACTGCTCAAAGCGCCCTTATGCATATCTACACACATCTAAGAAAGCTCGACGAGCCGAATAAATGGATTCTCGAAGACCTCTTCCACCGTTCTCGGCTTTCGACTATTCGCTCCCGTTATCTGAACTTTGAAACAGGTCCAGACAACCGCGTTTACCCGCGAATCCGCCTTTATACAGCAGAAACCCTTCGCTGGGCTTATTCAGACCCACCGCTCCATCAATGGCCAGATGAGATCCGACATCTGATTGTCGCTCGGCCGGGCTACGTTTTTGTACGGGGCGACTACAGCCAGTGCGAAGCCCGGATCATGGCTTATCTAGCCGGCGAAAAGAAAGACATCGAAGCATTCTCCGACAAGACACGAGACGTTCACGCTGAGACAGCGCAGGATATCTTTGGCATTTCACCTACTCACTGGGCTGCCATGGACCCAACACTCCGGAAAAAGCATCGCGACTACGCGAAAAAGAAGCGTTTCGAAATTGGCTACGGCGCGAGTGAAAAAGGCGCGGGCGTCCAGCAGCTCTTTTGCCCTTGCCCCCGCTGTGCAGATAAGGTTCCCCAGTTTCTCCAACTCACGCCGGCACAGAATAAACTAGTCATGCAACGGTGGAGCAGTACGCGAGCTACCACAATGCGCTGGAGGGATCAACTGTTTGAAAGTGTGATCGCAAACGGTCGGCGCTTTCAATCCCGCTGGGGCTTTACCCGACAGTTCTGTGCGCCAGCTCGAGAGAGCCGAAACAGTATTTGGAACTGCCCAATGCAGTCGGGGGCAAGTGAAATCGCCAACGAAGCCATTACTCTGTTAGACCAAATGGGCGCCCCAGTCGTCCAGCAGATGCACGACGATATAAAGCTGGAAGTACTCGAGCGAGAGGCGCCCCTTTGGGAGCAGCAGCTACGCGAAGTAATGGAGCGGCCGATTGCTGAGCTAAACGGCGTCCGCTTTCCAGTCGACATCCATACCGGGCACGACTGGGGAGAGCTTCGGTGACGGAAGCTTTTATCGAGTTACTCTCAAGCCCCCTTACGTTATCGGATATCAACCAGCAAGCCGAGCTGGTCCGGCAGCTGATCGACGCGAGAATGACCCAGAATCCCGCCGCCGAGGCGATGCTGGAAGAAGCCTCGGAGCTACTAGCGATCCCGTTAGCCCGGATGGAGGCGATCTGTAATCTAGAAGACCCACAAGACTGGCGCCGCGCCTTGAAGGTAAAAAGGCTCGAGCCAGCCCCACGCCTCCCCGAAGAGGCGGTCTACCCAACGAGTGGTTGGATTGGCCGGTATCTAGCGTGGGCTGAGCATATGGAGGTTCCGCTGGCGTGGCATTTTTGGTCGGCGCTCTCTCTAATCGCCGCGTGTAGTCGGCGCAACTACTATTTCGACACGGGAACCTACCGGATCTGGCCGGCGTTTTATGCTTGTCTAGTAGGGCCAAGCGGCGGCGGGAAGTCACTCTGCCTACAGAGCTGTACCGAGCCATTGTTGAAACGAGTAAACTACTTTCTCGAGCGAGAGCTAAACGACACCTTCGACGATACCATCAACATCATCCCGGATCGGCTTTCCACGGCTGCTTTTCTAGAGCGCTGCCAGCAGAGCTATGTCGTAGATGTAACAGCAGAACCCATCGAACCAACAGCTACCGAGGATGGGGTAGATGAGCCAACAAAAAAGCGCGCCCGCGTTACCTACAAGAAGCGAAAAGACTCCACCAGTATCATTATAAAAGACGAACTAATGGCCTTTATCGGAAAGGATATGTACGACTGTACGAGCTGGTGTGGGCTGTTATTGGATCTCTCAAACGGAAAAGACACCTTCATCAACCCTACCATCGGCCGGGGGCTCCGGGTTCTCACCGGCGTTGCGGTAACGGCACTTTTCGCATCGGCTCCCGAAAACCTGCGAAAGCTCATGCCGCCAGCTTTTTACACAGGGGGGCTCCAGGGCCGGTTTGTCTGGTGCTACCGAACGGAAAGCGCCCGTGTCTACCCGACGATGCCACCGTTGGACCCGGTGGAGAGAGATCATCTAGCTAACTGGCTCAAGGTGCTGTCCCGCCTACCTGAGATGGAAGTCACCCGGCACCCCGAAACCGACCCCTGGTGGGAGCAGTATTACGCTTACTGGGATGAGCAGAAGGAAATCGAACCCGAGTTTCGCTCCTGGCACAACCGAGTAAAGGATCAGATGCTCCGAGTCGCGATGCTCTTAGCGGTCTCGAATGGGCGCTTTCAGATCCGGCTCGACGATCTCGAAACGGCGAATAGGGTTTTGTCCAAAGAGCGTGAAAAGTTTACTATGCTCTTCCAGCAGATCCATGAGTCGAAAGAGGGAGAAGCCACACATGCAGTTCTCGCCGCGATACCCTCTGCGCCAAAATGGGTGTCTGAAGCATTCCTCTGCAGCAAGCTGCTCCACACCGTTGGCTCGGTAGGGCAGCTACAGCGAATCCTCCAGCTACTAGCGAAAGCGGGAGCGGTCCAAAGGGGCGAAAAGCACTACGGCGCGACCGGCTCGATCCGAAAAGAGTTCTGGCAGCGTAGAATAGAAGGGAGCTAAAACATGTTTGGACTATTCAAAGCCGTTACGAAAGACGGAAACAAAACGAAAACAATCTCGGCACTCGGCGGACTACTCGCTTTAGCCGCTCAGCTCGGCTACATTACGCCGGATCAGTTCGTTACGTGGGCTAGCATACTCAGCCTATTGACTGGGGTAACCATTGCGGATAGCGCCCTTGGCTACCCCGGCCGAACGAGCCAGCCTTAGCCAGCCAGCGAGACCTGTTGTGGGAAAGCGCCGTCTTGATTTGGTACGTACGCCGGATCAGCCCCCCGGCGGCGCTTTCCCTATCTCGCCAGAGCGGCTAGACCGGCTGGTTCGCCTGGCTCATAAATGGGCCTGGCGAGTCAGCCGAACGTTTCCCCTGTATAGTCAAGACGACCTCGCCGGCCCAGCTCTCCTCGGGCTCTCGCTCGCCCTTCGTTCGTTTGACCCTGGGAAGGCTGAGAAGCTATTCAACTGGGCAACCCGCCGGATCAGAGGAGAGATCTACGAATTCATCCGCGGCGACGACTGCTTACCCCGGTATCAGATCGACCGGCTCCAGCGGCTGGAGTGGGCCGAGCGGAACAGTAGCCAGCCGAACAGTAGCCAGCTGCCAAGCCGCCCCTCGCTCGCAGCGGCCCTCAACGTATCTGAAGAGACCCTTGAACAGTGGCAGGCGCTGAGGGCTCCGTGGCTTTTCTACGTACCAGAGCAGCCACCCTGCGCCTTTGAGCAGCTTGAAGCTCAAGAGGCTCTCCGGGAGCGAGTGGCGCCGTTGCTGAACCAGCTCAGCCCCCGCGACCGAGCGATCATTCACTGGCTCTACTGGGATGAGCTGCCGTTGACCGAAATCGCAGAGCGCCTCGCTCTAACGCCGACGGCGATTACGCACGCAAAAAACCGCCTGCTCGCCCGCTTCCAGCAGTGGTTTGCACAGGGGCCGCCGAAAGCGCTCCCAAGGCCGCCGAGCGAAGCAGAGCCCCTTTTCGAGCAGCTTCCCGAACGCCACCGAGTTGTCTTGACCCTACTAGATGCAGGGGTAACGAAACGCGCCATTGCCCGGGCGCTAAAGCGGACCCCAGTGACGATTACAAGCTATGTAAAGCAGGCCGAGAGAGCATTTGACCAGCTAAAGGAGGCGGCGAATGGAGCGAGTTGAAGGGTATGAACGGTTAGCAGAGGCTCTAGACGCTGCTTTCGAGCGGGCAGCGAAAGGAAAAGGCCAGCAGCGCCACGGCCATACAGGGGAAGGGTTTTTGAGCCAATGGATTATCCAGGGCGCGCTAAAGCACGGCCCCGGAGCGTTATTGTTCCAAATCCAGAAGAAACTAGACGAACACGCCGTTGTCTCATTCGAGCAGGGCCAAAACGAGCTACTCGACGTGATCGTCTATACAGCAGCGCTATTCATTACGCGGGCGCTTGGCGCCGTTCCCTCTACTAAAACCACCCCAGCCGCTCCAGCTGCCCCAGAGCTTCAGGGAGCCCTTGGGCTACATCTACTCGGTACTGAGGCTCTGATAGCTGGAGCGCTGCCGCAGTCTCGAGCGCAATCGCTCTGGCCGCTGCAAGGGTTCGACCTCGCCCCATGGCCAACCCAACCTGCCCCGAAAGCCCCGCAGTCTGCAGCGCCCCTTTCGGCGCCGCTTGAATGTCGTCGAAAACCCACCACCGCTGAACCGCTGGAGGGATAGAAAACTGGACCGGCGTTGGCCTTGGCGGAACCGAAACGGGAACCGCCACCGTAAACGGGGCCAGCGTAGGCGGTGCCCCGCTTAGCGTTTCGCTTGCCTTCTCACACCCATGTAGAAGCGCCATGGCATGAGCCCCCCAGCCGGCTCGAAGCCGGCCACTGCGCCAGCCCTTTTGTTCAGCATCCCAATGAAGGTCGAGCGAAACAGCCCCTTGGAAGCCCGAAAGAGCCGCTAGAAGCGGACCAAACAGCTCTACCGGAGGGCGGCCCCCTGAAACAAGAGTAAGGCCCCCAACCGTATGAGGGCCAAATCCCCCCGGCCAGGTCCCCCAGTCGGTAAACAGCCAATGGGGGCTTTGCAGGGTGCCTGCTGTAATCCAGCCGCCTAGAGCGATCCCTGAATCGGGTTGCTCGCAGTCGACTGGCGGTAGCTGGCCGAAACAGGGAAGCTTTTTCTCCTGTGCCTGCCGGGTCCAGCTGCGGTCATCTGTAATCAGCGTATCCCCTTGGAGTAGGTCTTCGAGAGGGGTGTTCAGCCAGAGAACACGGGAGGGCTTCAGAAGCCCCTTCCAGGCGCGCTTCTGGTAGTTAGCTCGGAGTGAAGCTACCCGAACGGCTTCCTCCCCTAGCTCAGCCTTTAGCCAGCTTCCCAGGTGGTACAGTCCACACTTGCGGCTGATTACCAGATACTTCATATTGCTCCCTACTGCTTGGTTTAGGCAGCGTAGCAAACACAGGAGGCCCCTAAATGGCTAGCAATGGCAAGATCGCCGAGGGAAAGATCATCGACGCGAGTTCAGTCGACTTCCCCTCTCGCAACGGAACCCGAACTAGCCAGTTCGACCCGCTTCTACCGTACGTACAGAAGATGAAACCCGGGAAGGCGTTCTGCGCGACTGCCGCAGCCGACGCCCCGAGGTTGAAGACTCTCCAGAACCAGCTCTGCGCGTGGGTGAGAAGCCGGGAAGAGAAGGGTCTTATCGATGCAGACCTGGCGCTCGCGGTTCGCCGAGATCGAGACGGCCAGCTCTGGCTGGTGGCGGCGGAATAGTGGCGAATAAGCAGACAAACCAACTAAAGGACCCAACCCCATGAGCACGCGAAAGAAACTGGCTACCCAACCAACCGAACTGGCTACCCCACCAAAAGCCCCCCGAACCCGAACCCGGCGCCCGTTTCTGGAGAGCCAGCTCCATTGTGGAAGGGCACTAAAGGCATTCGCTGAGATGGGCGGGGTGGACTATTCTGTCGAGGTTTTTCGTTTCCACTACGAAGCCCAGAGCAACCGCCGAAGGGCGTTCAAGAACGACCCAGCCGCGCTACGGCAACGGCTCGCCGAGCTAGAGGGCGCGGTGAAGGTCCCTGTTATCGTTGAGCGGGACCTCGAGCGGGACCCACTGGACCAGCTAGAGGCTGCTTCGTGAGCCGCCCCAGCTTCACAATCTGTTGGGACGAGTCCGAGAGCTGCTTCATGCTAGTGGCAGTGGAAGGCCAACGCTTAATCCCGGTAATCCCACTCGCCGAAACTGTTTCTCTGTCTCTGCCTGAAGTGCTGAAGCTGGCAGAGGCTATCTGGCGTGGAGAAGACCTCCACAACAGCGCTGGCTAGTAGCTCCAAACAGTCGGCCGAGGGTGAGCGGAACCCACCAAGCCATCCAGGTGGATAAACCGCTTCTCCCTCGGCCCGGTCTGTTGGATACCGATTCCGGTCCAGCCGAAGGCCAAGGCCGCTCTAAGAAGCTCCCAGGCTTCTTTCCCGGAGCAGAGAACGTCAACGGCGCCGATTGTATGGGGGCCAGTGGGGCCGGTTTTCGAAACTTTCTGGTTATAGGCCGGGCAGCGAAACCCACTCGAAAGCCGAATCGGCCTCCCCCAAACGAGCCGGAACTGCTCGAGCTGGTCCTGGAACGATTGGGGCGGGAGGCCACCACAGTTACAGTGGCAAGCGAGTTCAGCGTCGGAGAAGTGCGGCGTCACGGTCTCCTCCGAGCCATGACCCGAAGGCCCTCTTCCCGCCGCTCGGCACGTAAGGCAAGGGCGCGTACTGTCCTTGGATCAAGCCCGAGAAGGCGAGCGATTGCCTTCCACCCTAGGCCATCCGCTCGGTATGTAAGGATCTGCGCGTCCGCCTCCCGGTCCCGGCGCGGCGTGCGGGAGGCGGAGCGCCCCGAGTGCGTCACGGGGCCGGCGGGGTCAAGCGCACCGCCCCAGTATCGAGGTCGACTGTAATTTCGATCCGCAGCTCGCGCGGCGCACCCGGAACGGGCGGGAGCGTCACCTCATTCGATCGCGGCGACTCGCCCCCTGGCCCTACAGCGGCGAGACTGATCCGGTAGCTCCGCTCGCTTAGGAACCCTACGATGGCCTCTAGAGAACCGCCGTCGCCCGTTATCCCCGGCCCAAGCTCAATCGCCTCCTCAGGGCCGCCCTGCGGCGTCCTGTAGAGCTTGTAGTACGTCACCAGCGCCTCTACGGCGTTGCGCGGCTCTTTCCAGCGGATAAGCATTGAACGGGTAGCGTCTTGCCCCCACGCTACCGAACCCATAAACAATAGGGGCAGTAGGCCTAGGGCTATCCAACAGTTTCGTTTCATAGCGTACTCTCCTCCATTACCTTCACTACTGTACCCATGCTCTCTACGCTAAGCTGGCCACCGAATGGGTCACAGTCCACCCTGAGTGATACAATTGCGTTAGCCCCGCATCCCCGAGCCTGTACACAGAGTGCTTCAACGGTTTCCGCCACTGCCGTATCGAAGTCGGGAGAGTAAGACTCCGCCGAAATTTGGCCAAAGTAAGCAATGGCACGGGCACCAGGGACCCAATAGGTTTCGTAAACCGCTACCTTCATTGTGTAAGAATGGGAAGGGTATGCGAAAAGCACAAGCTAAAACAACCAACCCCAGCCAAGCCACCCAAGCCGCTTGGGAACGCCGAGCAGCCCGGATCAGAGAACGAGAGCGGCGCCGAAGAGAGCCATTACCGACAGACCCTCCGACCGACGTAGCCTACCCGAGGCCCTACCCGGTTCGACCGGCTTATCAGGTCTATCTAAAAAGCCACCGCTGGCGGCGCATTAGAAAGCTCGTGCTCGAGCGGGACGGCGAGCGGTGTCGGCGCTGCGGGGCGACAGAACGCCTCGAAGTAAACCACCTTCATTACCGAACACTCGGGAGCGAAACAGGCCGCGAGCTAGAGACCCTCTGTTCGCTCTGTCACGGGCGGTTCCACCGGCGGCAATAGGTAGTCAAGTGCCGTCTTGGCTCCAATGGTCAAGAACAGACCAATGATAATCTGCCAGGGCGTAATGTAACCCTGGAACCACCAGATCATAAGAGTGCTGGTCCCGAATCCGATAATCCGACTTACGGTCATTCCCCGATCTCTTCTACTAGCGCTCGGTAGTCGGCTGAGCCAACCAAAAGCGACTGGTGATAAGCGCGGGCAGCCCTATCGCCTAGCCCACTGAGCTTATCTAGCACAGGCGCCAACCGTTGTAAACGTGCCCTGCCTTCACCGGAGAGAGCAGCGATCTCTTTTATAGTGGGCGTAACCTTTTTGAAATAGCGATCCGCTATCTGTTCCGCCGCCCTATAGCCGCCTTCTCGACCCATATATGTACCGGGGAACCCGCCACCGAAAAGGAAGCCAGCCGCGCCGCCCGCTGCACCACCTGCCTCTTTTAGCACTGTATTGGCAAACCGATTCGGCGTAGCGCTCTGCTCCAAGCGGCTCCGTTCTCTCGAGAGCTGCTCTGTTTCGCTCTTCCCCGGCGGGGCCGCTTTAGGTGTCGAAGCGGGCTTCTGCGGAACTGCAACTGCTTCTGGCGGCAAGGGGCTCGTGGCCCTTTTGATCTCCGCCCGCGTAGGGAGCCCTCGAGTCGCGGTTTCTTCACTCGCCCCACTGTTGAGCCGTTGCTCTTGTTTGATCTTTCCGCCTTCGACAATCCGAGCCTCCCGGTACTGAGCGCGAAGCTGTTCGGCTTCTGGCGCCAGGTCGGGCCGGTATCGGGTGAACAGCTCTTGTTCCTTTTCGACAAGCTGCTGGCGAGCGCGGAACAGCAGCCTCCCATCGGCATCCTTGAGAACCTGGGGAACGTTCCCACCTTCAAGCCCCATGGCTTCCTCTACCGAGCGGATCACCGAACGAAGCCCCTTTGCATCGAGCTGAATCGGGGCATTCGCTTCAATCGGGTTCCCTTGAAGGTCTACTAGCCCACTTGGCTTCTCCTGGGGGCTGGCTCGCTTGACGATCCCTTGTAGCTCTGCGATGACTCCCTTTTCGCCTTCGCTTGGGTTCGGCCCTACTAGGTCGCGAAAGCGCCGGCCAAGCTCTCTCCCATCTAACGGAGCCCCTTTACTGGCCACTTGAAGCTCATCCCGAAGCGTTCCTAGCCTTGCTCCGGTGGTCTCTCGGATTGCTGTTGCGGCCTCCCGACCCTTTCGGATCGGAAGCTGGGCGAGGTCTCCCCAGGTTTTCCCGGGCGCCCCCGGCAGTGGCTTCCCCCAGAGCACCGCCCCTTCGGCGATTGCCTCGCCCGGCAGCCGGGTTCCGAAGGCGCGGGTTCCTGCGGAATCCTCGAGCCCGAAGTAGGGGAGCGCCTTCTCGGGGCCGGGGGCTCTCGCCGTTTGGAAGGCAGCTTCGACTCGTTGTTCGGTTTCGGCCGCCGCGAGCTGCTTATTCGCCGCGACCTGTTGCTTGGCAGCGGTGAGAGAATCTTGGTAGTCGACGGCTCTCTGGCGGTTTCCGGCAACCCGGGCCGCTTCGCTCGCTGCCGCCGCCTCTTCCCTGGTAAGAATCCCCTGGGCCTGCGCGCCGCGCTCAACCTGCCCTGCGGCGGTACCCGCTCGGCTTGCTACGGCAGCGGCGGGGAGCCCGGCAACTCCGCCAAGCGCGGCTCCCAGTCCAAGACCTTTCGCAGAGCGCGTGGCCACGTCGGAGAGATCGGTCAAGTCGGGTGCGCTACTAGCCCCTTGAGCCGTTCCGAGAAGCGCTCCTGTTTTCGCGCCGCGCCCCAGCGCAGAGAGCGCAGCCTTTACACCGGATATCCCTTCCTGCCCTAGCTTGGCTACTGCACCAGCGCCCCGAGGGAGAGGAACTGGCGTAAGCATCGATCCCGCAAAGGCGGCTCCTGGGTTCGCTGCTTGTCCCGCTGCGATGAACTCGCGAAGTGCGGCAAGGTTTGGCTCATACCCTTCCCCGATACCGAGTGCCGCTCCAGCCCCTGCGACACCTCGATCGACGAACGGGAACGAGAGCGCCCCGGCCAGAGTGCTCTTGGCGCCTTGGGCTAGGTCAGCGCGGTACTTTTCGGGGTCGGGTTGGCCGAAAGAGGGTTGGAAGGGGGGAGAGATTACCGAGCTAGCTGGCTCTTCATCATCCCATGTAACGCCAGGTGTTGGTGTCTGGTCCCACTCGATCGGCATTACTGCACCACCTCATACCCACGGGCCTCTTCTATGCTATTCGCCCAGCCCATTCGGCCGGTCTTTGGGTCTCGTATGCGGATACGGGTACTGCTCTCGCCAGTCGGCTGGCTCACCGTTTGGTCGCCTGGAATCGTTGGCGCTGTATTCCTCTTGAACCCCTTCAGCGAGCCGTTCTCTTCGAAATACGTAGCTTCCCGTTGCTTTTCGGCTAGCTGGCCCCGAATCTGCCCAATAGACAGCTCGAGCCTTCGCGCGTTCTCTGCCGGCGACAGTCGAATATCATATGCGCGGTTGACCAGGTTTTCGCCTTCTTTCTGCGTATACTGGGCACCTAGAATCTGCCGCGCAGTTTGCTGTACCACGCTGGCGATAGTCTGCGCAGCGTTCACAGATTCGGTATCGCCGGCTGCAATTCGCGCTCCCTCTGGGAGAAGGCGCTTCAACCCACCTGTAAGCGGCTTTCCCTCTCCACCCTGTTTAACAGGGAGCAACGCTTTCCGCACCCGTTCTAGCTTACTCAGGTTCGCCTCTATTCCGGCAAACCCACCCGCCTCGTTCAGCTCAGCGTAGTACTTACCATACGCTTCGTCGGCTTTCTTTTCGCCCGGCGAAAGGGTGATATTTTTCCCCACTCGTTTCGCCGCAGCATCGGCATTCACCTTCTGGGCATACACAGCAAGCCGCCCCTGTTGAACCTTCAGCTGTGCATCTCGGTAGCGCTCAGTAGCGGCATCTCGTTCTGCCTGTGCAGTCGCCCGCGCCCCTGCAACCTGGCCAGCGACTCGATTCGCCTCTTCGCTTTGCCGAGCCGCGAGAATATCTTCGGGGCCGAGTTCATTCGGCGAAACGCTTTGCTGCTGATAAGGAACGGCAATGGTGTTGGTGCCGAATGGTCCTTCGTCGAGTACTTCGCTTCGGTAGCCCCCCTGCGTACTGGTCTTCGTCGGCCCCGTATTGACCCGGAGCCCTTGGAGAGCGCTAGGGAGGCCCGGTTGCTGTTGCTGGCCCAGCTGTGGCGGGTTCCCCGGCGCCTGTTGCTGGGCCCCCGGCTGGAGTGACGTTCCGGGGCTCTGTCCCTGTGCAGCGCCAGTCAGGAGCGCGTCGAAGCTGCTGGGAAGTTGCGAAAGCGGCTTATCGAACGAAACCGGCCGCTGAGCAAGCGGCGAGCCGGAATCGACCTGAACCTGAAACGGTCCAGCACTCGCGGCCTCTTGCTGAGCGGTAGCTTCAGCCTCTTGCTGTGCTTGCTGCGCTTCGTACTGGGCCTGAGCGGTTTCGGTTCCCCGCTGCTGCTCTGCCTGCTGCATTCCAAGCTGTAGCTTGGCCTGGCTCGCTTGCTGGGCAGCTTGGCTTTGGAACAGCTCGTCGACGGCCTGGGCCATCGCTTTGAACCTGGCCTGGTCGCTGCCGGTGTTGGTATTCGGCGCTGGGGTGAAGGCGCCTTGGCCTTGGTTCTGACCAAGGACTCGCTCACCGCTTGGCTGGCCTCCGAACGGTTGCGGGGGCGGTTGCTGCTGCTGCTGCGGGGCTGGCTGGCCAGGCTGGCCTGGCTGTCCACCAAACTGCCTCTGCAGCTCCTGCAGCAAGATCCCACCGTTCTGCGCAATCGCAGCTCTCTCATCCACCGGGAAGACAGTCCCCCCGGTAAAGTTAAGTAACGAGCCACTTGGCGCGAATTCCTTCCCTCCAAACTCACTCTGAAGGGTTCGCTTCGGGCGGCGCTGATCGGGTGGGAGAGCAAGCTGCTGCTGCTGCGCTCGCTGCCCCACCTCGCCGGGAACGGGTCCAGCGCCCCCCAACACTTGCCGGAGAATATCCACCAGTGACATCGGACGCTCCTAACCCGGGTAAGAGAGACCCCCGAAGCCGGGGTTGATTGGGGGGGTGCCAGTCGCGCCACCGGGGTTGTTAGGGACACCGAAAATGTTCCCGCCACCGCCCGCGCCGCCAAACGCCCCAGCAAACGAACCCAGCAGGTTAGCGGTTCCGCTCCCCTGCGGGTTGAACCCTTGCTGGATCAACTGAGGCGGTGTCGAAAGCCCCGAGAGCTGTGAAAACACATCGAGGGGCCGTTTCGCTAGGGCGTTCTGCTCGCCGCGAAGCTGCTGGTTCAACCCAAGAATATCACTGGCGTAGGTCGGGCCCAGCGCTAGTGAGGCAAGGGCGTTCTGGTTTTGCTGCCCCAGAAAGTTCCCCTGCAGCCCAAGAGCCCCTAGCTGCGTACTGTCTCGGCGCTGCGCGTCGGATAGCTGCAGGCCGGCTCGCTGGAGGTCTCGCTGCTTTGCGCTTTCGCCGGCGGCAAAGTTCAGCTCGCCTTCTCGGATCAAGGCTTCGGCTTTTCTCGCCGTCGCTGCATCGATAAAACCGGCCTGCTGGAGCGCTGCGAGGGCTCGGCGTTGGCTCGCTGCGTCGTCGAGCTGCCCTTGGGCGAGCTGGCCCGTCGCTCGCCGACCCGCCGCGCTCTCCCCCAGCGCGACATCTTGCCGGGAGGCTTCGGCGAGAAGGTTCTGAATGACTCGATTCGCCGAGTCCTGGAACCCGGTACTCTGCAGCCCGCCCCCATAGGCGCCAACCCGCTCGGCCAGCTCAGGGAGCGCCTCGCGCTGGAACTGCGAAATCGCCTCGTTATAAAGTGGCTGGGCACTTTGCCGGTATCCGGTCGCCAGCAGCTCCGGGTCGAGTCGGTTCCCAAAGCCCGTTTCGAGCAGCCGTGGATCGATCTCTGCTGTTTGCCCAGCAGTATCGATCGCTCGAGAGAAGTCAGTCGGTGTCGATTGGGTGATATTCGAGCCGACTGAGAAGCCGGGCTGAGCCGCTTGGCTAAACACGTTCCCTGCACTACCAAATAGCTGATCATACCGGCCGGTGTTCGCGTTCAAGAGCCCTTGTGTGTTCGATAACGCGGCGCCGGCTCCCCCGGTTAGTTGATTGATTAGGTCTTGTTCGGCAGTCGTCGGCCCCTGTCCACCATACGTATAAGCGCCGAGAGCGTCTTGAAACTGCTGGCCGCCGAAGAGGCCGGGGTTCTTTTTGTTCCGAACAAACTCGCTGGTTCCAGCATCGTCTCCAGCCTTATGGGTGATCTTCTTCACCCCGAGGAGCTGGTTCAGAATCGGGTTATTCGGGTTGGTGGCTTGGGTGACGCCGCCAGCGCCCTGCGAGTTGATCTTGGCGGAATAGATACTCCCGCCCGCGCCGATGGCTGCTGCTGCGAGTAGTGCCGCTGTTGTCGCCATACTAAAGATCCCTTACATAAGTCATCTCAAGTTCCTTCCAACCTGCTCGGGCCGTCCAGAATTCGCTGTTGTCATTCCCTACGTAGCGGCTGCCGAAAATCCGGGCATACCCCTTCCGCTTGGCCTCGCCCTGTGCAGCCCGCCACAGTGCGCTTCCGAGCCCTAGCTTTCTTGCTTCCGGTACTACATACGTACCGACTGCCCGTAGGACTGGAAGCTCCCCGTACATTAGTACAAACGACTTCCCTGGCTCCAGCAAGCACACACCACCCCGCTTCTCGCTTACTACGTCGATGAAGAGGGCTGTTTGCGTGGCTAGCATTTCCTCTTCGGTAAACGGCAGCGGTGGATACCCTTTCCAGATCCCCCGCCAGCACCGGAACGCAAAGGGGAGGTCGAAAATAGTAGCCGGCCGTATCACAGCCGCTCCCGCTTCACCCCGCTCCGCAGAGCAGAGAGCCCCCCTCCGAGGAGAATATCGTTCAGCGCGCTCGAGCGGTTCTGCTGCTGCGAAGGCGCTCCCGCAGCGACCCGTTCGAGCTGTTGCTCTAGATTGTCGAACGTGACGGGCTCGAGCGCGGGGCCATCTGCCGTAGCGCCGGTTCCCAGCGCAACGAACCCCTTTAGAACGAGGGCACCCGCGAAACCATGGGTTTTCCAGCCATTCAACATGGACTATCCCTTTTCATTTCAAGCAGGGCGCCCAGAACACATCAAGTGTCAGTGGCGTAGTTGCTCCAATAGTCAACCCGCTATACACCCGTACTGCTACAGTGTTCGCCGTTACTGCGTCGCCCAGTAGCAACAAGAGCGAGGTGGGTCCGGCGGCTGCCGCAGGCGCGGCGGGGGCTGCGTTCGTTCCGCTTCGATCGCCGTAGATCGCTCGGACAACTACGGGATACACATTGAAGTGATTGTAGGCCCTCCCCGTCACCAGTACCAGTGGCAGGTTCAGGTTATGGGTGAAGACAACTGGGGCTCCAGCTCCGTTAGCGAGCTGGTTCGCGTTGGTCAAAACCGCTCTCGCCCAGCCCCCTCGGATATTCTGTGAAACGGGAACCCCTGTCTCGTCCTCGGGGTACCCCGCAGAGACCTCTTTGTTCAAAATATCGCCGATCAACCGCGCTCGCCGATTCGCGCTCTTTACCCCGTTGTCGATCCGGCCCAGCATGAGCCGTTCTCTCGGCGACCAGTCGACCCGGCCGAGGTCTAGACCTACTGCGATGTTGCTCGGAACTTTCGACACGCTACACCGCCCCTTCTGGTTTCAGAGCCTCACCGCCATCATACCTTAGTTCGATCAACAGATCCGTTATCGCGACGGGATGCTGGCCGGATACTTCGGTTCCGATAGTCACGCCAGAGACTATTTCGTTCGCATAGTCCAACGAGGGGTCGCCTGGCATTTCGTTCACTTGCTCTAACGGGACCGAAACCGCTTGGCTATCTGCATGTAGAACCGCATTAAACGGGGGCGCTAGCTCGCTCTGTACATACGTCGCCTGTAGCTTGCTCCAGGTCTTGATTAGATCCGGCCGGCCCAGGGCGCTTTTGAAGGTCTTGTACTGCCAAGTTGGAACCATGCTATCTACCGTAATCAGGCGCGGGTCTTGCGTAAGTACTAGACCACTTCGGGTTCCGTAGCTCAGTAGGTCCAAGCCCTCTCGAATTTCAAACTGGGAATAGCTCTGAGTAGTCGTATCATAGAACAAGCCCCCCGCCCCCGCGTAGGTAACCGTATCACTCAAGCTCGTATAGAGCTGGAGTACATTGGGCATTTCGGGGAAGTTTGTCTCCAGCGGCCAAACAGTATCACTGGTCGTATCATACGCCCATAACCGGTTCGGGTGGCTACTACTCGTATCGGTCCAGAGAACCCAGATAATCCGAAACAGCGGATCATACTGAACAAACGTCCGGCCAAGCTGTTCGGTATTAAGCTGCTGGTAGAAGGTTCGCGTCCACTTAGAGAAAACGGCCAGCTCCGTCGCTCGCTGGCCCGCCTCGGTAAACTTTCCGTCATCGTCCAGAAAGAACCAACCGTCGTTGAAGATCCCAAAATGCCGCCCCGTTCCCAGATCAGTCACCGCGTACGGCCCAATCACCCCGCGGCTGGTCGAAATATATTCTCTCCGAAACGGGTCGAATACATCGCCAGTTTCCCGAAGGAACGCAGTTCCCCGCTTAAAGTAAACGGCGAGAAAGTTTCCAATCCGCCGAACCGCAGTCCCTTCGCTTGAGACTTCGAGAAAGTCAATTTGCCCACTACCTAGGCTGGTTAGATCGGGAGTAGCCGAGCGATTCGTATAGCGGAGCCGAAACGGCCGAGCGCTGCCGGCCTCAGTAGTGTTTAGAAAAAACACCCGATCAAACGCGGTACAGATGGTTCGCGCCTTGAACGGGGTAAAGGCACCTGCAGTAAATTCGGTGTAGTTCGCCGCCCCAGGTACATACACATAAACCGCATCGAACCCATTCGACAGATAGATCGAATTCGCCGCGGGATAGCTAGCAAAGTCACAGAGGGTCTGCGCAGCGCCTGCCCCCGCGCTGCTCCCCGAAAGGCCCGCCCCCGCCCCGGTATAGGGAATATGGGTCCAAGTACTCCCCACCAGCTCATAGAACCGCCCGAGAGTCGTGTTCGCTGTAACTGCATACCGGCGGTTCGTGCCCCCCGAGACCAACGAATCCCGGTAGCTAAGCAGCCCAGTCACCGGCTGGGCATCCACTGCAGCAGCGGGCGGACTCGCATCGCCGAGGGGCAGGGTCGCCGTACCCAGCCGGATAAAGCCCGGCGCCGGCACCAACCGCCCCCCAAGGCTGATCAAGCCTCTCAGCTCGGAGCAGTCCCGAAAGTCCGCAATGTTCGGCCCTAGATCGGGGCAGAACCCGCCGAAGGGTGCGGTTATGACGATTTTCTGCCCCGCCGAAATCGCCTCGAGAGCCTCGTTCGTCTTCTGGCCCGAACGGTCGAAGCGGCGTTGGCGGGGGGTCCCGAGGTTGCTAGGCATGGGTCAGGTTTTTCTGCAGAAGAGCGCAGTTCTAAACGGGCCCAGTGAGGGCTGAGTGCCGCCAGCCGAACCCGTCGCGCCTGTTCCGCCGTTCCCGCTGGTAAGCGACTCGCCACCGTTGCTGCCAGTCGAGCCGGTTCCGCCGCTGCCGCTGTTTGCTGTACTGGTACCGCTACTGACGAAAGTGCCTCCGCCAGTTAGGTCCGTGAGAACGGGCGACGTGTCGTCGGGCGCACCGCCATCGTCGACCGATTGAGCTGGAGTGCTAGAACTGCCACCCGTTGAGCTATGGTCGATCTGTAGCGTATGGCCGTGGTTGCCGATCGTTGTATCGTGGGTATGGGCAATTGTGTGCGCGTGCGAAGGACCCGTATGGGTATGGTTACTGGTGGTAACGCTGTGACTATGCGATGGCCCCGTATGGGTATGGGAAACAATCTCGCTCGCGTCGCTGGTGTCGTTGTAGTTGGCTGTTCCGCCTGCCGCTCCGCAGCCCGCTGGCGCACTTGACCCAGTACAGCTAGTACCCGCACTGTTAGGAACGTTCGCGTCGGCTACTGCAATGTCGGCGCCTCGAATCGAAAGGTTCCGCCACTCAGTCGCCTCGGAATACCCAGCGGGACAAGTAGAGCTAGTATCCCAAAGGATCATCGCGTTGGTTGGAACAGTTCCACCGATCCCACCTGCCGTATCGCTCTTTGTCACCTGCCAGCTATCGGCATCCCCATCGGCGTCAGTATCCAACGCAATGTTATACGTATAGTCGTCTGCGGCTCCTGCGCCCCCAAGTACGCCATCCGCCCCATCGGTATCCACCCAGCAACGGCCTTCATCGCAGCCGCGGTTGCCGTTTCGGTCGGTTTCGGCAATACAGGTCGCAGCAATCGAACCCGTTACCGATGGCGCGCTGGTCTGGACAAAGCACCGCGCAGAGCCCTCCAGGTGGCGGCCGGTATCGGTCGTGACATTCCCTAGTCCAGAGCCCCAGTCGTGTTCGACTTCGGCTCGGTCGCGGGTCTCTGTTTTCCCCTGCCGGTGATGGTCGTCGCTTAGCGCGATCGAATCATTATTCGTCGGGTCGCTCTCGTAGGTAGTAGTCCACGCCTGCGGAGAAGGGTTGAACGCGGCGAAGAGAACCCAGGCCCGCGCGCCGACTGGCTGAAGCAATACCGCAGCGCAGACTGCTAGAACAATCACTCGCATCTCGCGCATGGCTAGCGGCTCCATCGCTGGTAGGGGTCTCGGTTGCGGAGATCGTTCTCCCAACCCTCGTTAAGCGCTTCGAACACTTCGGCCTCTCGCATTTCGTTCACGAGCTGAGCGGCGTGAGCGTTGAAGTAATCGGCGCGCTGAACCTGCCCAAGCGCAGCGCAGCCCGCTCCAGTCGCCCGCTGGACCAACACTTCGTCGAAGTACTCTTCTACTTCGGTTCGGTGGCCGTCGTCCGAGAGCAACTTCGGCTTCGCCCAGTAGTACACTCGAAGCGTATCGCCGTCGCTTGCTTCGGTGACCCGGAGAATAATATCGGTTCCGTCTCGGGCGAAGCGGCGTTCTCGGCTCGTACTTTCAAGGATCGAGTGTTCCTTCTCGGGGTCATACTCGTCCCCTTTCGTTTCGTTGATTACAAAACGAATAGCGAATAAGTTTGCCGGAAGCGGATACCGGGTTAGCGCCTGATCGAGAACGATCGGTGCATTCTTTTTCATCCCCGGATGCCGAAACACACTCGGGTTACACATCCAGCGGTTCGCTCGGTTGATCCATAGCCTCAGCCGAAACAGCCCCGCGACGGTCGAAGGGTCCACATTGGTTCGCTGCCCGAGCTGAAGCCGGATGTCTGTTTGCATTTCACTGAGCAGCATTAGGCCCATTACCGAGACCTCACAATCAGCCGATACGTTCGCTCGTGTTGCCGAGCCGTCCCCGCCTCATCTGTCGTTACATGAACATTGACGTCATAAGAAGCCCCGTCGATACCGCCGGAGAAAAAGGCACTGCTCACCTTTCCAGCCTCAACAGTTTGAAGTACCACTAGATCGGGACTATCCGGCGTCCAGACAGACGACTGGATTACTTCACCGTTCTCGTTGTCGTCGGTATCGACACAGAGTTCGGTGAAGTCGACTGAGTAGTCAAGCAATTCGGAGGGGTCTTTCGCCCTCTCCCACACACCTTCAATTGCCACGGGGTGCCCTCGCTCGAATCATTCGGCTCTGTCCAGCAGGGCGGCCGGTTCGGCTCTCGCCCCGCGGTAGACGCGTTCGGCTCTCTCCCTCCACTAGAAAGGTTCGGCTCTCTCCCACTGGGGTAACGAGCTGGCCATCCCCTAGCGGAAGGTAAGCCACCCCGAAGAAGTCCAGCTCAACCAGCGGAACCAGAACCACCATCGGCACGGGTACTGGATCGGGGGAAAGTGCCATCGGCGCATCGAGTAGAACAGCGGGAACTACAATCGGTACCGTTATCGGACTGGGCTGCAGCAGTACATCTACCATGAATGCCGGAGCGGGAATGACTACTGGCACAACGACTGGCGAAGGCGACAATGTAACGGTCCCTAAGTTCAAGTTAACTGCCGCAACACTCGGCACAGCTAAAACATCCCCGCGCCAACAATCCCCCGCCGGTTGCTCCCCGCAACCCAGTAACCAATATCTGCAAGCGTCGCGTGGTTTAGCTCCATGAGCGAATCAAAGCCTTTCGGCCCTACCGCGGTAATATCCATGTAGCTGTCTAGAACACCACTTGCTGAAATCCCGGTACGGCAATACGTTTCGTCACTCTCTTGAAAGATCGAAGTATCGGTTGTCGCTAACGCATCCTGGTCAAGCTGCCCATATGTGGCGCGCGCAGCAACACCAGTAAACATCCCTATACTGACGGCATCATGCGCCGTTGGAGTGTCGTCGGTACTCTCTACCGCTCCAGTCGAGACCAGCATCCCCACTACCGGCTTGAAGCCAGGACTAGCCACAATCGGCGTTGACGTGTCATTCACAGTTCTAACATTGCCAACCCGCCACTTGCCACCCTTGATGGCTAAATACCCAAACCGCCGAACCGTCGCATCGGTCTCGATGTAATTCAGCCGGAATCCATTCGACAACATAGCAGTCAGCGAAGCCCGGACTAAACAAGTACCCAACCCAGCCGCGGTAGTGATCACTCCAATAAACTGATCCTTCCTCATATACCGACCGGTATCACTGGTCCCTGCAGCGTCAAGCGCTCGGGTCCCGCAGACCCATTGGTTCAAGGCAGCGTCGCAAGCCGACACCATGATGGCTGAGCCGGTTCGGATATCTGGCTCCGGCGCAATACAATACGGGCTGATACAGAGAACAAAATCCGGCTGGAACCCAACCGTCGTAATGTCGTTATCGCCGGTCCCCGTCGCCTGATCAAACCCCCCTACAGCCACATTTTGTATATCAGCCCCGCCGATCCCAGCCAGCCCAACCTTGATCGCATCGACAAACGCATCGTCCACCGTAAAGCGGGTCGGAGCCCCACTCATGTTCGTTACGTCGAGTAGAGCTTCAAGGGCGCCAGCAGTCGTCAGCGTTCCTAGAATCGCGTCTGCCCGCTGCATCTTATCGGTCGCGCTGGTCCCCGCCCCGTAGACTGACTGTGAGCAGGCCATCCAGCGGCTGCTAGTACTCGCAGCGAACCCAATCGACCGCCGGGGGGTCCACGTGGCGGCAATGTCATAATCCACCGGATAGCCCATAGTCAGAGCAAGCAGCGCCTTGCTAGGGAAGGCGTGGGAGCGGTCGTAATTTGTTCCGGCCGCCCCGGTATCGACATTGAACTGCTCTACCACCGCCAGCAGCGACACCCTACACCGCCATACTTCCAACCAGGGCCCCAGCACCGGCGGGCGCCAGCGCGATAATCAGCGCCTTGGTGCGCAGGCGAAGGGCTTCTCCCGTCTCGTACGGGTTCACGCCGCCGCCGATTTTCGTTCCCCGCTCAGCCAGCTCGGCGCCGATCGAAACGGTTTCCGACACCACCTGCCGCCGGCCGCGCTGAACGTCGGAGTTCGCATTTGTGATATTGGCAATTGAGTCCACTAGATCATTGAATTCGGTTAGCGCAGTAGTCCCCGGCAACAGCCGTAGGTAGATCCGGGCATTCGCAATGGTGATCCCGTTTACTCCGATCGCTCGGTCCATTGTCACGCAGCGGAACAAGCTGGCCGGAATCTTCGCTTCATCAATCGGCGTTGCATCGCCAATACCTTCGCCCACCATCCGCTTCCAGAAAGCCCCTGTCTCCATTGCTAAGCCGAAGCTCGCTGGGTGCTAGAAATCGAAATCACTACACTTCCCCCCGTCGGCGCGGTGCAAGTAGCCAACACATCCATTCCGTCGCCGCCTTCTATTCCAATATCGCAGGCAATCCCACCACCGGGTGGAATGCCTTCCCACTTTTCCAGTACAATATCTGTTCCGTCATCCCACTCGATAGTTACGTCTGTATTTACCGTACAGGCATAACTGGTCTTGATCGACAACTGCATGACCTTAGTCATAACGCCAGCAGCAGTAGCCCTTAGTACTGCGTCAGTCTGCGCCCCTGTATAGGTGGCAACGTCTCTCAGTGGAACCGCCAAGAGCCCACCTCGCTATGGAGTGTATTCATCGAACACACCTGAAATGCTGTAGGAACGCTTATCCGCTGTAGTCCCCGCCGTACTCTGATAAACCACTACTCCCTCTCCAGGAGCAATGTCGATATAGTCGTCCTCGTTATCCGGGGCGAAGGTAAACGAGCGGGCCTTTCCAACGCGACCAGTTCCAAGCGAAAATGCCCCCGTCGTCGTCGTACCCACCAGCTCCAGCGCAGGCGCTTGCCCGTGTAGCAGGCTCGCCACCAACGAAACCGTCATCCCTGTCGAGGCGATTCGCCAGTTCGTTGTATTCGCTGCGTCAGTCGACTTCCTCTTCCCCACCGCCAGAACAGTTCCACTCGCAGTCCCGGTAAACGTAAACCGCGCTACAGTAAGCAGCGGAACCGAAAGGGTATCTGCTATCGCCGCAGCATGTGTAAACATAAGCGAGAACCTTCGCAGTCGGGCGTTCTTCGCCCCCGCTACTGGGTTCTCCCACCAGAGCGTCCCGGTAGTCGTCCCGTTATCCGCTGCTGCTCTCACAGCGACCACTCGATCCGAGAACCCGTAGACACCCGCCAGGTCCCGGGCTGGAACCGGCCGAACCACCGCGCCATAATCGGCCGAGACCGCCTTCACGTTCCGCACGTTCAACAGCTCAGCGAGCGCCGCCCCGCCAATCTGCGGCCGGAAGCGCTTCACCGAGCCAATCAGCTCAGCGTCTAACGAGTCGCCGCCACTCCCCCCAATCGTCAGCGTACTATCCGACATTACGGTGTGTACTCGTCGAAGATCCCTTGAACGGTAAACCGCCTCACATCGCTCGTCGTCCCCGCCGTTACCTGATAGATCACCACCCCTTCTCCGGCCCCTAAGTCGGCGAAGTCATCTTCGCTCTTCGGGGCGAAGAGAAAGTCTCGAACGAGCGAAAAGCCGCCCGAGCTAGTCGTGCCCACAATCTCCGCCGCTGGCACCTGTACATGCCCAAGTTCGCCAGCGAGCGAAACAGTCATCCCGGTCACCGCCGTTCGCGCCGTGGCCGTATTCGCCGCATCGGTGGACTTCCGCTTCCCGACCGTTAGCTGTGCGCCGCTCGCCGTCCCAGTAAACGTAAACCGCGTAAACGCAATCAACGGAACCGAAAGAACGTCAATCAGCGTCGCACCATACGTAACCTGGATCAGCAGATAACGAAGGCGGGCATTCTTCGCGTTCCCTACCGGCACCTGCAGCCAGAGCGCTCCGGTACTCGTTCCATTCTGCGCAGCAGCGGCGACCGAGACCAGCGCACCCGAAAAAAAGTACGCCCCCGCCACGTTCCGAACCGGCGCCACCCGAACCACCGCCCCGTAGTCGGTGTACGCAGCAATCGTGTTCTTCACCCGGACAATTTCAGCGAGAGCCGCTCCCCCGATCTGGTGGCGCTCTCGCTTGAGCGAGCCGATCAGCTCAGCGTCGAGGGAATCCCCGCCGGTTCCCGGGTTCAGAACAACCGACGAGTCAGACACTGCTAGTCTCCACCCTTAGAGCGTTCCGGCGCTTCTCGACCGGCTCGATCTGCTCTGACACCTGCTCTACAGCCGCCAGCCGCCCGCGGTGGTCCTCTCGGAGCCGCTCGAGTGCCTCGCGGGCGCCTTCAAGCTGGGCTTCCGGCGCCTTTCGAGCCTGCAGCTCCTGCACTCGCCGAAGCTGGCTTCCGATCTCTACCTCAAGGGCGCCGGCTGCGTTCGACTGTTCGGTCCGCTCCGTTCGCAGGGCTCTCAGCCGCTCGTTCAGGCCAAGCAGCTCTCCCTGCGCGGGGATATGCTTTAGCAGGGTCGACCGGGCTTTCTGGTAGCTTTGCTCTACCGCCGACTCTCGACACTCCTGGCAAGCGTCTAGCTGCTCAAGCCGCCCCGTTACCCGGGTTCCCAGCACCGCCCCATCAATCTCTATACTTACTCTAACTGCGCCAAGCGCAGGGGCTTTCCGGCATACGTCACAAACTGTTGTCGTGGCCACGTTCTACTCCACCGGGTCCAATAGCTCTTTCACCAAACTAAGATCCACCCCCTTCAGAAGGGCTAGCTTGGACTTTTTTGCTCGGTTCGCCCGAACAGCGGCCGGATCGGTCAGTTCCTTCAGCTCGTCGTTCAGGGCAAGGATCTTCCGGCGCCGGGGGATGTCCGCTACGACCAGCGCCATTCGCTCGAAGAGCAGCACAAAGCCCCGCCCCGAGCAGCCAGCACACGTACTAAGTACTAAGCCCTCTAGCGGAATCCCTTTTCGCAGCGAGGCAACCAGCGTCGGCCGCTCGGTCGCCTCGCGCTCCCTACACAACTCGCACATCATGTAACCTGGAACCAGCCTTCCGCATTCATGTTCGCGTTGATATTGCTCCCCGACCCATTGAACGGAAAGCCGCCCGAGTCGATAAACGCAAGCGGGATATTCGCGCTCTCTGCCCCGACGTGAATATATTGAATCGCCGCTTGAGCAGAGCGTGTCCCCGCGCCGACTGTGGTCCAGGCAACAGGGGTCGCGCTTTTTGCCTCGGCCCGGTTATTCGTCAGGTCTTCGTCGACGCTCTCAGTCGCTAGTGCCTGCCGGCTATACCCACTCCCGTCGTACTCGTCGAGGGTCGTGATCTCGGATAGAAAGTTCACATCCTCTTGGGTATCCGCTGTGGTATTGGTCATAACTAGCATCATCCTAATATCTAACGCGGCCCAGTTCAGGCCACCTGTTAGCATTAGGCGCTTTCCCTCGGTGAAGAAAAAACTCAAGTAGCTAGTCCTCCCCCAACAGCCTAAACCTGCTACCACCCCGGCTCGGCTCCTCGCCCAGCCCTGGATCAGCACACCTAGGACACTCCATCCGTTCGTGATAGCCGCAGAACACCCAGGTCTCCCGTAACGTTTCATCCCCACAGATCGGACAAAGATCCGGCCGACTCTGACTCATCCTCGTAAGCGCTCCACCAATCTCTATCCCAGTAAAGACTCTCGTATCCACTTCAGCTTCAAACAGTTCCGTATTCGCATTCAGGAACAAGTCCGTTCCGTCCTGTGTTCTCGTATGTAGATGAAACGCAAACAGCCCATCCCAGCTCACCCCCGGTGTCGTCCCGGCATTCCTCGCACTGTTCAGCGCTGGAACACTCAACGCCACCGCATAGAGAGCAGATCCCGGGGCTACCAGGTCGAGTTCGGCGACCAGAAAATCCCTCAAAGGGTCCAGCGCTCCAATACTCGGCGGGGGCGCCAGAGTGCTCCAGGCGCCACTCACCTGGCCACCCCTGGCATAGATCGCCACCGTACAAGGCAACTGCGGGGCGACCGGAACCGGGTTCAGCGTCAGCAGAGGGCTAGCGAGTAAACAGATCGCCGGAAAACCACTGAACCGTAGCCCAGCTACTTTCCCGGCCCCCTCTTCCACCAGCGAGCTGTCATCGATCCATAGCGAGCCGCTGAAATAGCCGCTCTGCTCTCGTACAGCGTCCATCTACGGCTCACAATCAGTCTCAATGACCAAAGGGCGTGGGGGAACCGGCCGCTGTCCCGCCTGCGCTTCCACGGCTGCGCCGAGCCAGTTCAGAAGCTGCGAAAACTCTTTCATCTGGCAAGCCAGCCGGGTAGTGGCATCGACAGTCAGCTTCTCCGACGCCGAAAGCCGCATCTCGACCCTTGCACCCCAGGCCGCCCCCGAAACAAGCATCGCCGCCACCGCTGCAACTGTTGCCCAGTCCATTCGCCATCCTCTAACCGTGATACCGGATCGCGGGGGCATTGGCGCCTGCTTAGTACGAATGCTTCCTTCGAGTCGCGATGTCGACCGTGTAGGTATAGTTCCCGTCGCCGCTTACAGCGTCAGAGACCCGTAGAAACGGGAGCGGGTCTCTCGGGCCAGTCGGCAGGGTTCCCCCGCTGATCGGAACAGCCAGCGGCCCCGTTGCCACCAGCGCCCCGCCACTGGCCGTTACTGCGGTAAACGCGACCCAATCGAACCACGGTACATTGCCATCTAGAGAGTCTTGAATCGTAACGGTCAGGGCGCCCGTTCCGCTGTTCTCGGTCGCCCGTAGAACCGCGTTATAGAAGCCTGGCTCGCCGTCTGGTAGGCCAATTTCGGCAAGCGGGCCGTCGGTCCCGTCATTTGCTGCCGTGACTGCAGCGCGGCTCGCAATTTGGGTCACCCGACTTGTCGCACTCATCTAGACACCCAGCCGATACGCGCCGCCCGCGATGATGTACGCGATGTCGAGGTTTTTCGCGGTTGCCTCGCCAGCCAGGAACGCAATCGAAGGCGCCATCGCCGCGCCGGGAACGTCGCTGTTCGCCCCGAGGTTCAGGGTGGCTCGGTGGGTGGCGATTCGCTTGCTCGCTCCCGCTGGCTGGCTATGCAGGTCGACGAACCCGTAGGCCACGCCCTTCTGGGTCGTTCGGTTGAGCTTACTGGCCCGGAAGGTCAGGGTGATCCACTTGTTTGCCTGAGCCGCAGCGAGGGTCATTACATCGGCGCTCGAAGAGGCTCCAGAGACCGGCGCGCCGCTGGTCTGATCGGCCACCAGCTTGATCAGCCCACTGGCGTCGTCCTTTACAAAGCCCATGTAGTCATCTACTGCGGTCAGGATCGACGTGTCTACCGGGGCAAAGCCGAAGAAGAGCTTCGACTGTTGAACCGTCGCGAGGTTGTTATTCGCGTCGACCAGCCGGAACATGATGGAGAAAAACATTTCATCCATCGTGCTGGTGTCGAACATGAGCTTGGTGTTACCCGTAGCGCCCTTGATAGCCTGCATCTGCTGGCCCTGACCATCGCCTGCGCCGGTCAGGATTCTCAGGTACGCCGGAAAGCCCGTATCGACCACTGTCACGGTCGAACCCGTAACCTGTGTATGCACCCACTCGGTCCCCGCCATGGTCTCGTCGGGCATCGCCGGAGCATTGACGAACTGCTCCTGGCCAATCGGGTCTCCCGCATCCCACTTCCGCAGATACCAGCGATCCGCAATCTCAGCGCCTACAGGCATCCCGAGGTATTTTCCGAGGATCATCGCCGTTCGGCCCGGCTGGGCGATCCCGTTCGGGCTATCGAACTCGAAGCGCTCGTATTCGCTGTTCATGGTTTCCTCATTACGGCTGCAGACTAAAGGTAACCGAGCACCAATAATCTTGTGCGGAGAGATCCTCGGTCGAAACTGCTTGAACGGCCCAGGTAGCGTTCGCTGCGATATCAGTAGTCGTCGGGGTCGCTACGGCGCACTCAGTCGTCGCAGTCGCAACAGTACAGGTAACTGCTGGCGTCAAGCCCGCAGCAGCACTCCGAATCGTGAACACAACACCATTCGACCCGCTCCCACTCACCCTACAATAGAGACCATGCACCTTGGCAGCGATACCAGTAAACATGATCTCGTCGGCCGTCGCTTCGGTAGTGTCGTCTTCCGCCGCACATCCAGTCCCCGCTAGCTCATACCCGAGATCATTCCCGGTCAGCGTAGCGGCGTAGAACGGCGCGCTCGGGTAGCCCGTTGCCGGACTGGCCCAGTTGGTCGTGTTGTTCGGCAGATCGCCGCAGAAGACCGCTTCCTTATAGAGGACCCCACCGACTTCATCCTGCCCAACCGAGCTATCCGGGAGAACCAGCTCGGCGTTCCCCGTTCCATCGGTCGTAACCGTAACGGTGGTCACGTCGGCCGAGCCCACTACAATCGGCGCTGCACCACCCGCGTCATAGGTACAACCTGCCGTTGCGTCGTCATCCTTACAGATAACCGAAACAACCCCAGCGTCGTCCCTACCAAGAGTGATCGTCCCGGCAGTCCCGTTCGAAATCGACTCGGCACCCGAAAGGGCAATTCCCGCCGTAACGGGAACTACAAGGGTGTCGCTTGCGCTACCGAGTGTAAGGGCTGCGTTCCCGCCCGGGTCGACGGTCAGAGCCGCCGTCGCATCATCATCGGCACTGGTCAGGGTAACGGTGCCGGCCGCGGCTCGCTGAACCGTCAGCCCCCCCGCTTGAGGCGAGAGTACCAACGCATCCCCCCCGACATCCAAGGTAAAGGTGTCACTGGTGGTTCCAGCGGCAGCCGCCGTCGCGCCCATCCCGCTCGGAACCCAGGTACCACCCTCGTTCCGCACCAGCATCTGCTGGATCGACCCACCGCCCACCGAACAAACGTCGGTAAGGCAGTCGGTGATCCAGCAGGTCATCCCGGTTTCGTTTCCACAAGCGGCGTCTGCATTCGCAAACGTCGCCCCTGGCACCCGGTTATAGCTCGCCGCGTAGGCAACCGAGCACCCTAAAGCGAGCAGCAGAGCAAAGAGCGCTTTCGTTCGGTTACTCATGACTACGGTGTGCTCCCGATATTCTCGCGCCATTCTCTGTTATACACAGAAGCTCTGTACCAACCCCTCCACTTCCGGTCACCCGTATCGGCATCGGTCGAGTTGGTAATCCGGAAGCTCTCTCGGTTATTGAACACGAAGCCACTCCCCGGCGAACCCGAAGAGCCCTTCGCGCCCATGAGCCACCATGCCTCTGCCGAGGTCAGATAAGGAGAGGCTTCGACCGATAGACTCATCTTTGCAATCTGATTCGTGTCAAAGGTATTCGTGGTCCCCGGCCGTCCCTTGGCGTCGATGATGTTGTTCGCAATATGGACTTTGCTGCTCTTGCAGACGACCCGGGCCCCCTTGAGGGTCTGCCCAATCTGGTGGCCTTCGTTCGACTGCTGCTCAAGGAACATGACGCTCGCAGCCTCCAGCCCTTCGTAGGAGACCGGAATATGCGGGTCGAGCCGGTTGCTCAGCGTCTGCCCCACCGTCCGCGGCTTGAGCATGGTATGAGCCGTCGAAATGATGGCAACGGCGTCGATCGAAAGCCCAGTCGTGAACGAGGCGTCGATAAGCGCCCACGCCAGCCGCTCTTCGTGGTCGATCTGAGAGCGCGTCAGCGCCTCGGTCTGCCGGTCGATCACGTTGAACTTCGCGTCAGCGACAGCTTCATGGGTTGCCGCAGTTCCCAGCGCGTAGGTCGAGTGAACGACTCTCCGGCGCCGCCCTTGGACCGGAATGTCGTAGACCACCGCAGTGCCCTCAGGCTTGGCCTGGAACTGCCCGAGCCCCGAGAACTCCATGATATCCACGTGAGCGTCGCTCTCTTTGCTCACATAGAACAGAGCGGTATAGCTCTTGGGGTTTTGCTTCCAGAGTAGAAACGAGAGCCAAAGCGGCCTCGTATCCACTACGTCCGGGATCGACCCTCGATTCAAAGCTGGCATGGTTCATTCCCTCGTTTTACAGAATGGCCGTGACTGGTTTGTTTGCTGTGTCCACAAATACGGCCAAGAACGCAGTTTCAGTGACGGGTTCGGTAAGCTGGAAAATGCAGGGAATACCACCACCCTCTGCAACGATTCCAGTCTTTATCACAAAACGTGTCACAGTCTCTCCAACCAGCTCATACCAAAGGTCTGCACTGCTTTGAACAGCAGCTACCAGTTGAGCCAGCGTTCCGACGATAGTAAGTCGCATTAGGCTGCCGGGGCATCAATGCTGGTGGACTGCGTTGCAATGAACTCGAAAACCACAAACACACCCGTTCCGCTGCTTCTAGCGATATCGTTCCCTTTTGCGTCCAGTACCTTGTCAATGCGAGCGACTCGGCTACCGGAACCACCCACATCCACAAACCAGTTACCGCTTGCTAGAATCAACGATGCAACCTCGCCGACAGCGTTGGCTTTGGTGGGCACCGCAGCCGTACCCGCACCATCCGTCGCAAAGTTTCTGCTCACCCACTTATGGCCTGGCTTGGCCCGCCAGATCGAGATTAGGTCGCCCGCAACCGGCAGATTCGGGCTCGCACCCGGCGTAAACAGGCCCTCGGGCGAGCGGAAGATCCCATTCGGATCGGTCGCGCCCACCGTATCGCCGCTCATCGCAGCGATTCCAAGGAAGTCTTCGTCTGCTGGAGCGCTTGCACTCTCGGTCAGGTCGCCCGCGTTGTTCAGCGAGACCGGCTCTCCCTGAACGAACGTCTCACTCGCCTTGAGTGGAAACTCATCAGTCGGCGGCAGTACCGATCCCTGGTCCGCCCCCCGATACGGCATGATATCGCCCTTCGCCATTTCAGTAATCCTCTCCGTGATCGCTGGTTCGGTAGCCGTTTTCACCGTGCTCCGGCAGCGCATACACTGCCCCAACCCGAGCCGGCTTTCGGCCGTATTCCCTGTTAAACCCCGCACCCTTATCGAGAAAGCTCTGGGTCGGGCCCTTCAGCGCAAGCTCTCTCTGTGCAGCTTCGCGGGCCAAAACTTCAGCGTACTGGTCCAGTGGAATCTCCATCAAAACCAGCTTCCCCATACCAATCAGATCATCCTGGGGAGCCCCAAACTGCATCGGAACCTCACTCGCCAAGCGAGTCCCGCCCTCTGCGGTGACTGGCCGAAACCCCATCATCTGCATATTGTGGAATCCGCCCGGATCATCCCGGTGTGCATACGCAGCGTGGTAACCCGGTCGCGGGTTCCGAATGTTCAGGCACGAATACGGCCCGATGTGCGATCCGTGCGGCTCATGCGGATCGGGGTTGGGGTTGTACGGCTTCGCCCACTCATGATCTCTACCGGCTTGCATGCTGTTCAGGGCTCCCTTGTGGAATCACGCCAAAGCAAAGAGGCTGTCCTCGTTACAAGAACAGCCTCTTCTAGAAGACTGCTTTGGCGGTCGCGACTAGTAGCTAGCTAGCCGATCGACTCGTTAGACTGGTTTAGTGTGCTGGAATACTGATTCCCAGCTCTTCGATATCTTCCATCGAAACGCCATCGGCACCCCTGCGCCACATGAGGTCTCGAAGCTTCGCGGCTTCCTCAGCCTTCGGAACTCTCCCGCCCACCTTTCCGCTGATCTTCTGCATCAAGAGGGTGTCGCCTTCGTCGAGGCGGTTGCTCTGGCTTGGAGGGATTCCGTTCCCGGGCATCCAGGGAGCCGCGTTTCGGGCCGTCTCGGCTGCAGCAGCCGCGTCGGAAGCAGCTTTCTGTACTGCGGTAAACCGGGTCGAAAGCGCCCCAAATTTCTGCCCCTTCGCCATCGAAAGCGCATTGTCCCACGCCTGCGGCAGCGAGCGCGCCGCCACCGACTCCCCGAGCTGGTTCTCAACAATCCCCTTCAGCTCAGAGTCGTAGGTTCCTGCCCCGAACTCAGCGTCAACCCGCGCCCGAACTGCCTGTTCATTCGAGGCGGCCTCCGCAGCGGCCCGAGCCCCGAGAAACCCAACCAGGCCGCTTTCGGTCAGCCGGGCATCCACTCGGCGGTCTACATCGGACAAGTCCCCCGCCGCAACCCGGGTCAGAATCTGGGTTCCCGGGTCCCGCGGATCGGCAACGGCCGGCGCGGGCTGCTGCGCCCGGGCCACCTGCTGGGAAAGCCCCTGCATCGCGCCGACGAGCGCCTGCCCAAACTGCTGCATCTCGGCCCGAGACACGGGGGCTTCGCCAGGCGCGGTGGTGGAGGGAGTCGTCTCCACCACCGGCTGGCTTGGCTGGCTCACTGGAACAACAGGCTGGTCAGGCATAGGTCCCTACTCTCTTTGATCGGTCGAATCCGGCCGCTGGTACGCAGCCGGCTCACTCGCGAGGGGCTCCGGCCAGTCGGCGAGAAGCCCCGAAAGGATCATCGTACAGAGGTCCGACTGGCCCTTTAGAAAGCCAGTCTGGTACCCCCGCTGCTCCGGCGACTCGTCAAACTTCCCCATTCGGGCCAGTAGCTGGCCCTGGAGCTGTTGCTGGAACGCCTCCAGGACCTGTCTGAACTGGGGGTCCAGCGGGCGCCCCTTGCTGTGCGGCCTGGAGTCCGAGGGCTGCCTGTTGCTGGACAGCTTGGAGAGCACCGACAGTGCCCTCGGTGATAGCGCCTCGGAGCTGTTCAATGAATACCTCAGGGTCGTCGACGTTAGCGGCGGAGAGAATGCGCTCTGCAGATTCGGTGATACCCTGCAATGAACTGAAGGCTGCCTTCAAAATGAATTGGTTGAACGGCGGTGGCGCCTGCATAGCCTGAAGGGCCACGTTTAGGCCCTGGACTACTTTCGCGTAGTAGTTGGTGAGTACTTGATCAATCTGTACTGCACGTTGGAATAGGGCTTCGGCGTTGTCTGTTTCGCTAGCGGTCCGCAAGTTGATTCCGAGCCCGCCCGCTACCGGCCCTTCGGGGAACAGAACTGAGCGAACAACCTCGGAGTCTCCAAGGCCAATCACTCGTTCGATTCTGTTCCCGTTCTGTGCTGCCTCGAAATACTGATACAGCGAAATTCCATCTTCAGCGAAGCGGGACAGCTCCAGCCGGTCGAACGAGAGCGTACGCGCTAGAACGATCTGCCCTTGCTTCAGCAGCGCGACCGTGCTCGTTGCAGGGGCCGGGTGACCACCGGAGCGCGACTCCCTTCCGAAGTTAGGGTCGCTCATGCCAGTTTTCCGCTCGGCAGCCGCCAGCAGCAACTGAATAATCGCAACGTTGGGCTGAACGAAAGGCTGTGGCTTCAGGTCGAACCGAGTCTGATCAAGCCCTGCAGTTGTGTAAACCAGCCCATCCCCAAAGGTCTGCCCGACCAGGTTTGCATCCCCTGTAAGGCCCAGGATTCGGTTGCTCCAGCTAATCGAATCCACCGCTTGATTCAACATGGTCGACATACCTGCCTGTAGGTGTTCGAGGTCTTTCGCGACACCACGGCTTCCGCCTGGCTGCCCCGTTCGCCGGTAGGCCAGCTCGTAGAAGGCCCAGCTACTCACCGGGTAGGGGTATGCCATTACATGGAGGATCTCCATGCTTTCCCGCTCGAAATAGACCGTTATCGCAGGTCTCGCTTGGAACTGGTCATCGGTTGGCCCCGCAACGCGATACCCACTCATCAACGGCCATTCCACGTTCAGCTCGACAATTTCAAACGGCTTGAACGCCTCAGGGCCGTCGGGGCGAATGCTGGCGAGGTCCATAGTCTCAGCCCACGCTCGGCTCTGCGAACCGCCCCCCTTGAACAGCTTGGCAACGGCTTCCTTATCCCAGTCGCCGCCGCCTTGGCCAGCCGGAGTAGCCGCCCGGATCAAGTCCCCCGGCGTCATAAAGGTCGACCGGATTACGTATTCGCTCTCGGCAATCGAGCGCCCCGGCTGCCAGCAAATTTGCCCCAGCGGAACGTTGAACACGTGAATTCCGTTATGCAGCTGCACGGGGCGGGGAACTTTCGAGCCTTCAAAGAACCGGCTCCTCACTCGCCGGCCCCACTGGAGCGCGAGAACGCCCCGGCCGCAGACGGTCGAACTCAACAGGGCATCGTTGGAAGGGGAGCGGAAATCGAATGCGTTATCGTCGGCTTCGTTGTTCCAAAACTCGACTAGCTCTTTCGCCTGAGTACGTAGCGCCTCGTTCTTCGTGCTCGGAGCCCAAACCTGGCTCGTAGGAAAGAGCGAAAGGAACCGCCTCGCTTGAAGAGAGTCTGCATGAGTCGCAATAAGCGGGTAGACCATGTTCGAGGCGTTCTGGAACGGGCGAGAGCGGGTTGGAACAAACGGCTTCGCCTCATACCACTCCCAGTCAAGCGCTGCCTGCTCTTTGGTAGTCTCATGCTGGCCTAACGCCGGAATAATCAGGTCATCCAGCGCCCTTCGCATGTTTCGCAGGGCATCGGCGTCTAGTTTCAGCTTCTGGCCAATAACAACGGCTTCGGCCATTCGTTCGCCTAGCGAGCTGCTGCTTGCTTCGGCTGGGGGAGCTTCGAAAGCCGGTTTTCAGAACCTTCCGCCTCCTTCACCGCCCCATTTACCTTCAGTAGCTCGGCTAGCTCGGGGTCGATCTTGAAAACCACCCCTGTCGTCCCGGGTGGGCAGCCAATAATCGGCTTCCCCTGACAGAGCAGGATTACGTCCTGCCCAGCAACCTGCATCGGGCTTACCTGCCCCACCAAACCATCCGGCCCACTGAGCTGGATCAGACTCCAGCCGTGCTTTTTGCTCTTCGGCAGGTTCCGCACCAACGCCCAGCAGTAATCTATTCCCGGAAGGAACGTCATCCAGTTTGAAAGCTCTTTCGGCCCTGGCAGGTGATCCCATTCGCTGGGCAGCTCGAAGGGGTTTGTCTCACTCATGTTCGTTCTCCACTAGAATGCGCATTTCAAACAGCTCCGTACCGTCATCTGTTAGAATAACGGCTCCGGTCCACTCGTATTCGTCCGCTAGATCACACATCGCCCACTCAGGCACATACCGCCGGGTCCAGTCCCAAGCCCTCACCCGCTGGTAGTAGCGGAACGCCTTCTCGGCCACCCCATTCGGTCCCTTAGCTGGGCAAGACAACACGCGGTGCGCTCCGGGGGTAGTCGAACTGGACTAGATCACCCCGCTCTTTGCTAAAGCCGTCGGGCATTTTCCCAAAATGGGGCCGAATCCTCTGATCGAATTGGGAATCGGCGGCTTCTTTCGAAAGCTCCCCGCTTTTCACCCGTTCAACCAGCTCTTGAAAGGCGCAGTAGACCGAAAACGGAACTACCACAGTAAAGCGGCGGCGCATTCCGAGCACACTACGCCGGTTCATCATCGTTTGGAGCCGCTCCTCGGTAATACCAAGGCGCTCTAGAACGTCGTTTTTCTCTGCCATCTTAGTAAGCGGTGATCCGGTCCCGCTGTTGCTCCTCTTGTCGGCGTCGCTTTTGGTCTTCCCGCCTTCGTTGGTCGCTGAGCGGTGGCGTTACATAGTAATGGTACGCGAAAGCATCCAAGCAGTCTCTTTCATCTGCTGCGGGATGGTACGTAAGGTACTCCATTTGGAACGGTGCGCAGCCTTCCCGGTTCAGTAGGTAGTCCCCTCTTTGCCATCCCAGCGTGGTATCGAGAATCCGCTTGTTCTTGTCCTTTTTCCCTGGATGCATCGCAACGGGCTGGAGCCGCAGGCCGCTCCATTTCTGGCCAGGCTGTTGCAGTAGAAGGATCACGTGGCGGTAGCTAACAGAGAAGTTCACTTCTTCGACGAATACCTGGTCTGCTTGCCATTTTTTGGCGAGAAAGAACAACAGATCCACCACTCCCGGGAGCGGTCGCCGAACGGCGAGGCTTTCGAGAATGAACTTTCTCCCCACCGGGTCGACACCGATCACAACGATACCGTTTCGGGACCCGGGTTCAGCTTTTAGCTCACTTTTCTCCGACGGCGCCGGGTCAAGAATGATCACTTTCCGGAGCCGATGAATCGGAACCTGAGCCGGCTCACCTGGCCGAACAAACTGGGGCTCGATATAGAGCGTGTTGTCGACGATACGAAACCACCGTAGGTGGCTTGGCACTAGCGCCATCTCACCCGCTGGCATCGGTAGACACATAGACTGGCTCATAAAGGTAGACCAGTCTCGGTTCGCAGCCTTTAGTAGCTCTGCCTTGCTATAACGGGTTAGAATAGGCTCACCGTTTAGGTCAGGGTCCCCGTCAGCATTCTCAAGCGCGCTCCTCCGATACAGTACGTAATCGAAGTCATCCGTTAGGTCTACATATACATCTTTGTGCAGCCACGGCGTACACATGGTCAAGCACATTCCACCCTTCGCCGGCCGCATTAGCTCCAGATGGGTCTTGAGCCAGTTCCGCACCTGGGCCATTTCAGCCGCGCTATCCCGGTGCTTCGGCCCGACGAGATCGTCGAACTTGATTTTAGGCCAGTGGTGGCCCGTCGAAGCGCCGCCCACACCAAACCCCATAATCGAGCCTTCGGGGTCGGAATGGCGGCGGCCCTCGAAGTCCAGCCGGTCATCGTTCCACTTGAGCGCGTGGCTTCGCGCTCGCGGATCATTGAACGCAACCCCTCGGGGAATCAGGTCTCGATAAACCGCGTGGAAGAGCGGAGACCGCTCAACAGTCGAACGAATGGCCTGGAGCCATTGGCTTGTGTTCCCGGCAGTCTCATTGAAGATCACTAACGGCTTCGCAGGTTCGCAGCAGATCTGCCGAAGCGAATCTGCAACCGTTCCAATGCTGCTTTTCAGCGAGTCTCGGGGCGACTGCATCATGGCTCGCTGGTAGCCGGGCTGGCCCCAGTTTTCGACCCAAGCGCACATCTGCCCGTGGTAGAGCGGCTCGAGCTGATCGAACCCCATGATGTAGTGGGAGAACAGGTAGAGAGAGTCGTTTAGCTGAAGGCGGATCTGTGCAAGCTGCTGCTGGGTTGCTTCGTGGGGCTGGCCGCCACTGGCCGCCATGTCATCCAGCGCGGGAATGCCGCCCTGTTTCACGGGAGTCCGTCGAGCTGCTCGGGCCGCTCCAGTGCTCCGGGCTGTGGCCGCGCGTCGGTGCCCCGCAGAACATGCTTGCTCCGGGTGATATCGATGGTCTTGGCGGCGCGGGCTTCTTTTAGCTGATCGACCAGCTCGTTCGTTAGCCGATGGAAGTCGGCCGCTGCCTGCCCGACGAGCTGGCGGTCCTCTGTTGCAATTCCATGCCGGACATCAATTTCAACGGGGCGCTGCGGAAGTACCAGCGCCGAGACTGCCTTTGCCGTGTCGAGCCGAACCCGTTCATTAGGCGACTGGAGAAGGTCCCCGTACGCCTGGATTACGTCCGGCATGAGGGCCAGTAGACACTGGCGGCTGGCTTCGATTTGGCTGGAGAGACAGTGCTTGGTCCGGTGAATGGCTTCTACTAACGCAGGGGAAGGGACTTGAACCTGAGCGAGTTCACCTGGCCTTAGCTCTGCCCCTTCTATGAAGCGGATTGCCAGCTCGAAGTCGTGGTAATCCGGCTGGCGATAAGGAACTGGGCTTCCAGTGGTGAGGTAGCTGGCCACAAATGGAATGTGGCACGGGGCTTGCCGAGGCGCAAGGGAAGCGAAGGAGAGAGAAGGGAGAGAGCGCGGGGCGAGAGGGACGAGCTAAGGGGGCGGGGAGCGCTTGTGGGAGCGCTTAGGCTGGGCTCTGAGGGCCCTGGAGGCAACGAGCCTGATTAGGGCAAGGGGTCGGTGTGGAAGGGCCTGGAGACGGATTTTCTCCGGAGACCAATGGTGCCGCAGGACGAGAGTATAGACCTGCTTGGCTTCTGCGTAAGGGAGCTGAGGGAGAGCCATGGGGAGCTGCTAAACAGAGCTAAACAGAGCTAAACAGAGTGAAAGAGAACTAAACCTGTTCAAAGTTGACCCCCCTCGTGCGTTGTGGTCCTGAGCCGGGTTCCGTTAGCTTACCCTCAGTTTGCTACATAAAAGATTAAGAGGGGAGGGTACGCCTCCCGTTGGTCGTCTGATTATAAGTAGAAAGAGAAAAGGTGTCAATGGGAGGGGGAGAGAAAAGGGGGGGTGAGGGAGAGAAAGGTTAAGGGGATACAGTAGAGGAGGAATATATTTAGCTGGAGCGGAGGAAAACACCCCTTTAGCATTGGCACGAAACCGCTTGGAGTGGGTTTAGCAGAAAACGGTGACAGACGTTGACACGCGGGAAAGAGGATAGTTAGAAAGGTTAGCGAGATAGAAAAGGGAGCTAGCGAGAGGGTGAAACGGTCCAGCGGCGGGGCGAAAGGGCTAGCAAACGGCGGGGCGAGGGCGCCCAGTGCAGCGAGAGCGCTGGCGGGGGCGCTGAACCGAGCGAGCGATCTGAGCGCTCTGGCGCTCTGCTGATTCGGCTTCGCCGAGCCGAGAGAGCGAGCTAAGCGGGGCGAGCGGCGCGGAACAGCGACCGCGCTCGTTCGCGTGCTAGCCCGGCTTATTGTGCTAGATCGGCTTCGCCGATAGCGCTGCTCGCGGCGGCTGCGACGACTGCGACGACTGTGCTTATCCGGCTTCGCCGATTCGGCCGAGCCGAACTAGCTGGCCGGCTGTCTAGCTAACTAGCTAACTTATCTATCTAGCCACTCGTTTCTCTAGTTACTCTTCTATCTAACTACTGTAACAGTCTAGGTACTTCTGTGGGCTGGAAATTTTTGTAAGAGGACCCAGCTTTACTCTTCCCCGGGCCTGGTGTGGTGGGGCACCGGGGGGAAGGGGAGAAGGGGGGGCGGGGTAGAAAGTATGCAAGGGGCGTACCAGTAGAAGGTATGCAACTACTGTACCAAGTAGCTAAGTATGCAAGTACCATACCAATGGCTAAGTATGCAACTATCATACCCAAATACTGTTAGTACCTAACAAAAGGGAGCGAGTCTAGAGGGGCTGTCCTGGTTAGGAGGGCGATGCGATTGACTAGCCAGGCTAACCGAGGCTAGAGTGGTTAACGAGGCTGGCTTATCTTAGCTAGCTTGATACCAAGTGTTAGTATACTATCACATTGATTGTCCTCCCCTTGCAACAGAGAAACGGCGCCAGACAGCCACCCAGCCAGCCAGCCGCCGAAACACACAAGGGGCGCTAGAGACAGCCAGCCAGAGAGCGCTAGAGAGCGGTTTAGCTAGTTAGAGCTAGCTTTAGCTAGATTAGTGTCAACCCAATGAAATCAACCACTTAGCCGGCTCGGCGGGCGGGTTAGCGGGCTAGCCGCGCCAGAAAGCTCAATAGAATCAAGGGGGGCTTGCGAGATAACCTACTTACCAGTAGAGTTGCCCTTGTCGACGCCAGCCACTCAGCTGGATCGAGCCAGGGATCGCGGTAGCCGAATCGGTCACGCAGGCCCTGGGCGCAGCGAGGAGCCACGAACCCTCGAAAGGCCGGAGCGCGCCTCACCCAAGCGCTCCACGGGCAGCGGGCAGCTAGCGAGAGCTAGAGATACCCCGCGGCGCGGGATAGGGCGGGGGAGGCACCCGCTCCAGGCCGGAGAGCTAGGTGTAGCGCCCTAGAACGGCCTGAAACAGAAGGAGTGCAGCGCCCCTGCGGACCAGAGAGCTGGGCTAGCGAAGGGGCACCGCACAGACTAGAGAGCACCCTCCATCCCTATTAGCGGACAGCGCTAGGGATGGGGGGTGCAATCGCTACCCAATAGTCCACCCCAGTTTCGCAGCGGGCCATTAGCTGCAAACTAGACAGCCAGCAAATAGCTAGCTGCCCAGACAATCAATGGCATAACGAGATAACACCATGGGACATGGACTTATGGGTCGAGATCAGATGGTGCATGTGGGTAGTAAGATGGATATTTGGCATAGCAGCCAAACCAGCCAGCGCCTCAGCGAAATAGCGCGGGACACCAGCAGAGCAGAGTTCACTCGGCTGGCCGGCCTGGACTTTAGCTTGGAGAAAGTCCAGCTCGAGTACCAGGGTAAGCCAGTAAAGGACGTGTACGGAATCCATGTAGTCGGCGAAGCCGAGCCGCTCCGCGGCGTAGCCGTCGGCCGAGTCTATGAGCTGGTACAGCCGAGTCGGCTACTTGATATGTCGGATGCAGTACTCGCAGCCGATAGCGCCGCTTATAGAGATGTCGGCGGGACTCTGTTCGATAAGCGGAAAGCTTGGCTCAATATCAGGCTCGGCGGAGAAAGCAGAATCGTTCGGGGTGGAAAGGCCGCAGCGGCATTCGATGGCGGAACCGATGTTTCGCTGCCGAACCTGCTGCTCTCTACTACGTTCGACGCCAGCCAGAATACGGTAGTAGCAAGAAGCCTGATTAGAGCAGTCTGCCAGAACACCATCAACATGGCAGCCGACAGCGGGAACGCGTGTTGGATTCGGCACACCAAGTCGCAAGATGGGAAACTGTTCGACGCGGTGAAAGCGCTAGAGGTGGCGTATAAGGAGCTTTCCGAAGGAACCGAGCTGTTCCAGGGGCTCGCAGACACGCCGATGGAGCGAAACGCAGCAAGAGGGTTCTTCGCAATGCTGCTAACCGAGACCGAAACGCTCGAAGAGGCAACTGCGAAAATTAGAAAAGCCAAAGAGAGCGCCCCCCGAACCTTCAGCAGCTGGGAAGACCAAGGCAGCCTGCTTATGGGGCTGTTTGAGAGGGGAACGGGGAACTTCGGGCAGGATCGTTACGACGCCCTGAACGCGGTGACCGAGTACATTGATCATCAAAGGGCAAGAATCCGCGCTTACCGCGGAAAGACCGCTACCCAGCAAGCAGACCATCGACTCGACTCGACCCAGTTTGGCAGCGGCGCCGCGACGAAGCGGCGAGCCGTTCGGCTGCTTAGCCGAAACTGAAACGGACTGATCGTTGCTCGGGCCCGCTGCCAGGTGGCGGGCCCCATGGAGCGATCAGAGCGGCAATCAAGCCGCGAGGGAGCGCAGAGATGACCTACATCGTAATCGCAGACGAGACCTACCCGGTGGACACGGCGGAGCAGTGCGAGGTGGCAGCGGAGGCGCTGCGCGAGGCGGGGCTGGAGAGCGCCGCGGTCTGGACCTCCCCGCTCGAATCCCTGGACGATATCGCGTCCGGTGATCCGGACGCGTACCGCAACGGCAACGTCCTGTTCGCGGCGCGTGAGCCCGAGGTCGAGCCGCCGACGCTGAAGATCAAGGCCGTGGGCGGGGGTCAGTTTCACATTTGCCTGGACAGCCAGGATCTCGGCTGGATGACGTATCTCGGCTCCAGTCGCGAGGAGCTGGTGCGCTGGGCCAAGAGTAAGTACGCGGCGCAGCTCCCCGCAGAGTGCGAGGTGAAGATCCTGGACCGCAGGCATCTGGGCGTCTCGGACCCCGAGGCGACGGAGCTGGACGAGGCCGCCCGCTAGTGCGCCCCGCCACGAGCACCGAGCGCGCCCGCAGTAAAGCTGCTCACCCGGTAGAGCGATCGAGCAGGTAGGGACAGCAAACCTGCCTGTTCTATTGGCTAGACCAGGAACAGATCAACCGGACTGACTGTTGGGGAGATGCACATGTACCGAGTGAACTATGGAAACGGGCAGGTCAGTAACGACTACCCTACCAAGGTCGCCGCACAGCGTCACATCGACGAAATGGACATGTACCGGGAATTCGCCCGTATCCAGTGCTGGGATTCCGACGCGGGGGCGTGGTTCTCGGTGCGCCGTGGGCGAGTCGAAGGTGTCGGTAGGCGCGCACGGTTCATCCAGGAGAGCGCCAGCTAGGCGCGAGGAGATATAGGGATGGAGATCATAAAGCAACCGAAAGACCAACTAGACTACTGGTGTGATGGAGTAGCAGCGCTGGTGAAGGCAACAGCGGTGGCCCATCTAGATGACTGGATCAAAGCGACAGTTCCGCCAAGCGAGCAAGACCGAGTGAGGGATCGGATTGTTGAGCTGGTCGGTGAGTATCCGAGCTTGTTAGCCGGTCGTAGCTGGCCCGAGCTGAGAGTGCTAGCAGAGAAAGTAGTAGTAGCCGCTTGGACTACGAAGCCTGGCAACAGCTAGAGCGAACAGCAGCGCTAGCGAAAGAAGCCGTCGCGCTAAAGAGCGCCTTAGAAGCGGCCTTAGCTAGACTAGACCAGCTAGCGCCGCCGCCGAAACGTTATCGGTGGTTGAAGATGGCCCGCCGCTGGCCAGGACTATCAGCGAGCCGCTTAGCGATGATTAGCCTACGGAAGAGCAGGAACCCCAAAGGCCGGCCGAAGCAGCCGAAACGGCCAAGCTGGCGAAGGCCCCGAAACAGATAGGAGCGAGACAGATGAGAGCGAAACAGTGGCGAGATAGGAATAGAGAGAATTACTACCCCCTCGAGAATCGCTGTCCCCTCTGCACGGGGCAGGGCATGGGGGAGCGCGCGCTGGAGCACGTCCACGGCTGGGCGCTGGTCGTGCTGGCCCTGGGGGTGCTTGGGGTGCGGGCTGTGCGGCAGGTGGCGCGATGAGCGCGGCCACCGTCACCGTGGACTCGATCATGGCGCTGCACCCGTGCCGGGAGCGCAGCCAGGTCGAGGCCCTCGCGCAGGGTCGCACCGAGGCCAGCGCACTCGATCTACTGCGCCTGCCTGCGCTGGGCTGGGCGGACTGCCTCTGGGTGCTGCGCGGCGCGAAGCTGATCCCGAACCCGATCTGGCAGCTCTGGGCGATCGACTGCGCGAAGCGCGCGCTGCCCCTCTACGAGCAGCGGCACCCGGACGACAAGCGCCCGCGCGAGGCGCTAGTCGCGGCGAGTGCGTACCTGCTTGGCGAGATCACGCTGGACGAGCTGCGCTCGAAGCGCGCCGCCGCGGCCGACGCCGCCGCCTACGCCGCCTTCTACGCCGCCGCCGCCGCCGACGACGACGCCTACTACGCGGCCTACGCCGCCTACTACGCCGCCGACTACGCGGCCGCCGCAGCCGCCGCGGCCGCCGACGCGCGCCAGAAGGAGCGGTGCTGGCAGCGCGAGCACTTGACGCAGCTCGTCGCGCAGATGGGCGGTGCGCTGTGACCACCCCGAGGGATCGCGGCGTGGCGGCAGACGACGCGGAGGAGGACCCCGGCTCCCCCGCGCTCGTCGCTGCGCTGGCGAAGGTCGCCGAGTTGCAGAACGAGAACGACGACCTGACGGAGCGGTTCATCCGCCGCGGCGTGGAGCTCGAGCAGGCACGCACGCGCCGGAACGCGCTCGCCGAAGCCGAGGAGGCCGCATCTCTCGCGGTGCATGAAACCCGCCAGGCCGAGATGGATGCGCAGCGAGCGCGGGGGCTCTACGAGGAACTGCGTGGCGAGTACAGGAAGCTCGCTGAAGAGCGGGACCGACTGCTGCGCGAGTCGGTCCGAGCCGAGGAGGCCGAGCATCAACTCAACGAGGCGCAGAACATCGCACACTTCAACGGCGCGGAGCGCGACCGGCTGAAGGATGAGTGCGATCGACTCCTGGAAGCGCTGGTCGGGGAGAAAGAGCTGCGCCAGAGCCAGGTCGAGCGCCTTCACATCGCCATCGAGTGCCTCGTTGCCGACGAGGTGATATCGGCCGGCCGCGCTCGGGAGCTGCACGGGCTCTCCGTCGAGGAGCAGCGGGAGCTTTGGCGGCGGCACCCGAACGACCTCTACATCGGAGGCAAGTCATGAGCGCCGAGAAGAAGCCCGCGGCCCTCACCCCCGCGCAGCAGCTCGGCCTCGAGTTGGGCGGTGGGGGTTGGGCGGCGCTGCTCGGCCTCGAGCAGGACAGCGAGATCGCACGCGAGCGGCTAGAGCACGACACCGAGCGGGCCCGAGCGCGCAGGCCGCAGACGCTGCTCGAGCGAGTAGACGAGTACGACCACGAGGTAGGGACGGACTGGTCCCGCGCGGCGAGGGAGGACGACCGATGACCGATTTGCCGGTCCCCAAGTATGCGATCGGCGCCGTGGTGTATCACCCGGAGGTCCGTTCCAGCGCCGAGTACGTGCCCTGTCCCGACTGCCTTGGCAAGCGCACTTGGCACGCAGCGCTGCCAAATGGAGAGGAACTCGACTTCCTCTGTCCGACCTGCACACGCGGGTACGAAACGACCGGCACAGTGCACTCATGGGAGGTCCAGGGCTCCGTCCGAGAGTTGACCATCGCCTCGGTGCGGATCGACACGAACGAGGCGAATCCGGTCGAGTACATGTGCTACGAGACGGGCGTCGGCTCGGGGCAGGTCTGGAGCGAGCATCTACTCCACGCAGACCGCGAGACCGCCGAAGCGCTGCTCCCGAAGCTGATTGAGGAGCGGCGCTGGCAGCTGATCGAGAGCCGCGCCACGGACCGCAAGCGAAAGATTGAAGACGGCCCAGGGAGAATGGTCGCGCACTACCGCGCCGAGATCCGCGACGCAAAGAAGACGATCGAAGACTGCGAACGAGGGCTGGCGCGTGAAATGGGGCAGCGATGAACTGCGCCGAATGTGAACTGCGCCCCGCGCTCGCAGAGGACCTTTACTGCCTCTGCCTCGAGTGCAGGCGCAAAGAGAACGAGCGCGAGCCTGCGGACACCTACGGGGAAGAGATCAACCATCCGCAGGACGAAGCGCACCGAATGCAGGAAGCACGGAGGCTCAAGTGAAGTACCTGGCGCTCAACCGCTGCCCGATCCATCCCGACTTCTTGTCGGTCGTCCTCGAGGACGAAGACGGCAGCGGAGTGCGGATGACCCCGGCGAAGTGCTGCGGGAGATGGGAGACCGTCACCCGCTGGCCCATCGACAAGCAGATGGCCGAAGACTTCATCGACCAGATGCATGACGTGCTCGAGGCCGCACAGAACACGCAACGCGAGCCCGACCCCGACTACTACGGCGCGAACCAAGCAGAGCGCGACGAGATGATCGAGCGGGCAAGGAGACTCAAGTGAAGCTCACGAAGTTCATCGCCGTTCTCGCCGTGTTTGTCGCGCAGATCGACCTGCAGATTGGCTCATTCATGCTCGGCTGGGGCATGGAGCCGAGGTCGTGGTGGTGGATCTTTGGCCTCGGCCTGTGCGGCAACGCCTTCTTCCACCTCGTAGCACGCCATGTCCTCGAGGAGATCAAGGAGCCGAAGCCATGAAAGCGCGCCTGCTCGTCCTCGCCCTCGGGCTCTCGTTCGTCGGGGTGCCGCTGTGGATCGTCTGGCCAGCCGAACCCGCGACAGACCTGCTCACCGAGTGTGGGCCGCGGGTAGAGCGAGCCTGTACAGCTGTTCGCTGCCCTTGTAGGAATAGTTTGCATACGCACGTTTCGGGGGAGGGTACACGATGAGTGAGAAGAGAGTGCCTGTACTGTATTTAGACATTGATGGTACGGTCCGCTGGGGGAAGGACGAGCTGGGCCGGTTCGTAAACGAGCCTGGTGACGTGCGCGTGTTCGATGAAGTACCGGCCCTACTAGCTCGGTACAAGGCTGCTGGCTGGCGCATCGTTGGGGTATCGAACCAAGGCGGGATCGGGCTTGGTATCGTCACTGTCGAGAATGTCGTCACCGCGATGTGGTCCACACAGCTGGCCTGCTGGAACGCTTTCGACAAGATCGCGTTCTGCCAGCATCATCCCGACGCGCCGGACCCCGAGTTCGCTGTGTGCTGGTGCCGCAAACCGCGCGCAGGTCTCGTGATCGAAACAGCGATAAGCCTGGTCAATCTGCACCCCGGCGAGCTGTACCCGCCGCACCTCGCGCTGTTCGTCGGTGACCGCTCTGAGGATGAAGGCTGCGCACAGGCCGCGAACATTCGGTTTATGTCGGCGGCCGACTGGCGCGCGGGGAAGCACCAGTTATGAGCTACGACAACTGGAAGGCAACTGACCCACAGTGGGAAGGGGAGCGAGAAGGGCCAGCGCTAGAGCGCTGCCAGCGCTGTGGGAGAAAGCCGGTAGAGCAGCTCGAGCAACCGCCGCTGTGTAATGGGTGTGTCGAGAGAGAGCAGTTTGAAGCGGCCAGCGAATGGGCCGACTCGTTAGACGGCAGCGAAAGGACCAACCAATGAACTGGGTAGAGGGGTTGTTTACTGGAGCCTTAGTGATAGGGTTAGGGGTGGTAGTACTCTGGCCGAGAGCTAAAGCGAGTGAAATATGAGAATGTGTAGCAACCG